AATAAATTTAAAGAATATGTAATAAGATATGAGGATTAAATGTCAATTAAGTTTATAGGTAATTTTTTTGCAGGAAAATGGGATAGTATAATTGACTCTTTATGTATTGAAGAAGGCGATCGGAGAGCGTTTGGTGTAGACTTTTATAAGAACTTTGATGGTCGATTTGACAATAACATCCAAATGTTGATTGATGCGGGCTATGATAAAGTTGACACTGTTGAGTGGTTTAATTATTATCCTATAAAACATTTTGATAATTCGTGTGTTATAGAATTTGAAAAATTTGTTGGAATGAAATGTGCTAGAGCATGGATTAGTAAAATACGTCCAGGAAAATATGCTCCAATACATCAAGACATCGATGATAACATTGAAGAATATCTATCTCAGGGAGAAGTAATTCGGTTCAGTACTTTTATCAGTCACCCTTATCCGGGAGGAGTTTTTGTTTGTAAAAATCAATGTTTTCATTGCGAACTTTCTGGTAATACATATCAGTGGGACCATTACTTAGATTATCATGCAGGTGGTAACTGCGGGCTCCATGATCAATTTATGTTTCATTTTTTAGGAATAAAGTGATGGCCACATACATTGGAAATTCAAATAAAACAATGAAATGGGAAGATTTAATAAATCATCTTAAATTAATACCTCCTAGATTAAGAGGAAACGATCAGGAAGATGATATACATTTAGGAAATCCCAAAGTAGAAAAACTAATTAAGATTTGGGAAAATGCAGGTTATGATAAAAATAATGCCGCAGCAAAATGGATTGATTATTTGCCTTATGAGCATTTTTCTAATGTATGGGTTGAAAATTTTTCTAAATGGATAAATTGTGAACCTGCAGGCTGTTGGGTTAGTGCCGTTCCTCCAGGGTATATAGTTCCTTGGCATCCCGATTATAAGATGCCCAACCAGGAAAAAGAATGGTTATCAAAAGGACCAATTGTTCATTATACTTGCTATATATGCGAGCCTAGCTTTGGTCAGGTATCAATAATTGAAAATCATGCTATATACGATCCTAAACAAGGAGATGTTTATCGTTGGGATGATTGGCAAAATTGGCATGGCGGACTGAATATGGGACTTGAAACAAAATATATGTTTAATTTCTTTGGATGGCAAAAGTGAACACTAATTATGCTATCGATTTATCTATACCGATATCTCATCCGTTAGTAAACCCTGCTATATTAAATCAAACAGGCGACCAAACAGAAATATGGTTTGCTAATCATAGTGACGTATCTGATGAGTTTCGATCCTGGCTTGATAGTTTAGGATTAGTAATAACTTATCCTCCTCTTATTTTTTACACACCTAAAGGCAAGCAATGCGGTATACACATTGACGGACATTCTCCTGACGCAGACCGTGCTGTTATGAATTGGTGTGTACAGGGTGCTGGTAGTATGATGCATTGGTACAAACTTAAAGAGGGCGAGCAACCATTTGAAACTACGGATACCCAAGCAGGTACACCTTACATACAATACCACCCTAACCAAGTTAATCATTTATATTCTCACGTGGTTAAATGGCCTACAATCGTGCAAACTGGCATTCCACATAACATTCACAATAATGTTTGGGAACCGCGTTGGTTAATTAGTTGTGACATTAGTAGGAAAGAGAATCCAGAAGCGGGACTAACAATAGCAGAATCTTTAGAAATTTTTAAATCATGGATAGCATAGAACAAGCACGTAAAATATTAAGATCAGATATACCTTGGTTAGAATTAGATATTTCTTTTAATGCAGATATCTGGAAACAACAGGCATTAGAAGCAGAGCCTCATTATCAAGAATATAGAGAAGGATATAGCGAAGGATGGAGCGGTTGTTGTTTACACGGATTGGGTATTGATAAAACATACACTGCCGACAGGTATGGTTATAATGAATATCATGCTCCTTATCAATATACTGATCTAGCATACAAGTGTCCTGTAATTACAGATTTTTGGAAGAATCAATTTCCTGCAGAAAGATATACAAGAATACGTTTTATGAAATTGGCACCGTGGAGTAATATAAACTGGCACACCGACGGCGAGATTCCACTGGATATGGATCCATTATTATCTATTCTACCAATTAATATTGCTATAGCTCATCCAAATAATTGCGAGATGTTTATAGAAGATAAGAAAGTTCCTTGGAAAGAAGGAAAGATAATTATGATCAATATAAGCAAAAAACATGCCGTTTTTAATCGTAGCAGTAAACCAAGAGTGCATATGATTGCTAACATTATATTGGGACATAGAACTGCCGAGTTTTGTGAAATGTTAGTAAGATGTTATAATAATCAATATGGTAAAATTTAATACACCCGAAGGATCTTAATATTATTCAAGGATTAGATGAAGATGCTATGTTACAAGAAGCCGCCAAAGAATATACACATGCAGTTGTATTAAGTACAGGCACAGAGTTCATCAACGGTGATGAATTTTTCCATGAAGTCGAAAAGGAAGTCTACAGCGGCAAAGAATTTTTTATCTGGGGTCATATACCAGATAGGGATGATGGTTATTATGAATTACACGAACAATGCTACATAATCAATCTAAAAACTTACAAAGAATTAGGTTGTCCTGTTATAGGAAAATTTGAATATTATTCAGCTCATACACAGATAGCACCCAGACGCAGTGAAGAAAATATTCACGACGATTATACTCCTATCTGGGTAACCGGTGGCGATACCGAACGTCAATATAAACACAAATGGCACGGCTGGAACATTCTTAGTGTTGCGTTTGCTAATAATAAATTTGTGAAACCATTTGCAGATCGTTTCAGAAAAAACAAAAGATACTATTATCCTAATTATGAACCTGCGTTTATAAAATCGTGCGATTATCTATACGGCAAAAACGAGGTTGCCTCACAAACATTATTCTATCCTTACAATACAGAAGAAGTTATAAAAATTAATTGTAGTACACCAATACAACAATTAGTAATTCAAGCAAGTGGATTGCAGTTTATAGAATATCTTTTAGAATATGGATATGATAAAAATACCGTTGTTCGTTTTGTAGATTATAATTTGTTTGCTTTAGAGTGTATGGAATATATTATAAAGAATTGGGACGGGTTGAATTATTTAGAATTTGTAAAAACGTATGTTAATAAAAGATCAAGTTTTTTAAAAAATAAAAAACAAGAGTGGATAACGTTAACTGGTGTTGAACAACGGATTGATCCTGTAATTTGGAGTGACATTAGTAAAGTCGTTAAATTCGAATTTTCTCATCAAGATTTAGTTCTTAACAAAAATCTCGAAGTAAGCGATTGGCTAGATGCAGTGCCTTCTACTATTGTGCATCTTAGTCATATTTTTAATTACGATCCCGTAGCACCTTTTGTTCCATTAAGACACAGAATATATAATGAGAATCTATTGTTCAAAAAAATTAAAGAATATAATCCCAATGCCATTATTGTTACTGTAAATAAGGCATCGGAGATTTATAAAGATTCACTTCCTTCGTGGCACATGGATGGAGAGTGGAATGATCTATGACATAAACAAATTTATTTTTAAAGATAAAATTAATAAATTTATACCAAAATTAAAAAATGAATTTGTGACTGTTCACGGTTACGATACTGGTAACATTCCCCTCTACAGCGAATATATTGGAAACAGTTTAGATCCTCAAAATAAATGGAAAATGCTTGTAATTAAAATTATGGGCAAATGGGAAGATAAAAATTTATCTCGATACCCAATATTAACTGAACTAGTTAAAAGTTTTGGTGATACTTGTCGTAGTGCAGGTTACAGTGTTTTAGACGCAGGCGGAGTTGTTCCGATGCACACTGATACAGAAGAAGGTCACGAAAATTATGTTATTTGTCACGTTCCTCTAATTATTCCTCTCGGAGATGTCGGATTCTCAGAAGGAGATTATCGAGGAAGATGGTTCGAGGGGGAATGTTTTTTATTAGATGTAGAAACTCCTCATTCGGTTTGGAATCACACATCATCTCCTAGAGTTGTTGTGTTATTAGAACTTCTTAAGGAAGATGTTTATGAAATTTAATAATATAGCAATTACTGGTCATACCAGCGGGATTGGCAAAGGATTATATGATTATTTTCTTAATTTAAATTGTAGAGTTAAAGGATTTAGCAAAGACAACGGTTTCGATATCGGTGATAGATCTAATCAAGATATTATTATTTCTTATACAAAAGATTGTGATTTGTTTATCAATAATGCCTATCATTATTATTCTCAAGTAGAACTAATGAAATTATGGCACCAACAACATTGGAATGATCCTCATTTTATTATAAGTACAAGTTCTATAGCTGCAGAACCATTAGCAGATATACCTAAAAATTTTCCATGGCTTAAAAACTACGGAGAAGAAAAATATGCTATTAATAAAGTCAGCTGGGATATAAATCATAGCGGTAGTAAATGTAAAAGCATAGTTATTATGCCAGGTGTTTGTCAAACTAATTTTTATAATCCCTATGACACAGAAAATCAGAATGGTATAGAATTATATAATAAGGTAATGGATACCAATAGCATAATTACAATTGAAGATCTTACAAAGACTGTTGATTTAATTTTACAGAGTATCAATGGTAGAAACTTTATTTCAAGTATAACGGTACAAAATGGATATTGACAATTGGATTGATCGTATTACCCAACCTAGAGATGAACTTGGTGGATTTAGCATTTGTCCGTATGCTAAAGGTTCTAAGTATGAAATTATTGAAACTGATGGATCAGATATCGATCCACCTCCTTGGAATTTTGAGCTCATCATTTATAAATTACCGAATGACTATTCCGAAGAAGAAATATTTAAAATTGCGAAAGAATATAACAGCATTTATCCAGAGATGGTTTTCTTACCAGATCCTAAAAATAGAATAACCTACATTAATGGTATACAAACTAATAATGGAGAACACAATTTAATTCTGTGCCAGTGGAGAGACGAACTGAATAAAGCGAGAGATAAATTATCTAAATCTAGTTATTATACGCACTGGAGTGAAGAATATTTAAAAGAGATTTTAGAAACATGAATCACGCATTAATTTTTTGTGTTCACGACTTGGCATTAAGGAGATTGGCAGGCCCATATAGGATAGCCACATTTCTTCGCGAACACGAATGGGATGTAGAGGTAATAGATTACGTTAAATCATTCACGCTAGAAGAATTAAAAGAAGTAGCTAAAATGCGTATAAGTTCTAAAACTATTTTTATTGGTTTCAGTTCTTTTTTTAATGCATGGAGCGACGACGTTGATATTTTTATTGACTGGATTAAATCTTCTTATCCTTACATTAGAATAATTGTAGGAGGACAAAGTAAACCTCTAATTAATACTAAAAAAGTCGATTACTATATTCACGGCTACGGAGAATTAGCAGTATTAGAACTTGCCAGATCTTTTGTAGGAAATTCGAATAATAAAATAACCCTTGATCCGTTATATCTTGGAAAGAAAAAAGTTATTAGCGCAAATAAACATTATCCTGCTTTTCCTATGAATCGCCTCACAATAAAATATCAAGATCGAGATGATCTACAACCCTGGGAATGGTTGACGATAGAGTGCTCTAGAGGTTGTAAATTTCAATGTCCATATTGTAATCATCCGGTTCTTGGTGTTAAGGGAGATTATACTCGATCGGCAGAAGATTTTAAGGAAGATATGAAAGAAAATTGGGAAAGGTGGGGAATCAAAAATTACTACATGGCCGATGAAACTTTTAATGATCATAGTGAAAAAATAGAAAAATATTCAGATGCTATACAACAATTAAATCTTGATACTATTTTTGCAGGATTTATTCGTGCAGACCTTTTAGTTTCTAGAAGAAGAGATTGGGAACCTTTATTAAAGATGGGATTTGTTGGACATTTTTATGGTATAGAAACTATGAATTATGAAACAGCAAAATTTATTGGAAAGGGAATGAGACCGGAAAAACTCGGAGATGGATTAATCGAAGTAAAAAATTATTTTTTAAGCAATGGTCCTTACAGAGGGGCACTCGGAATAGTAGTAGGACTTCCGCACGAAACATTAGAAAGTCAGATAAAAACTTTTAATTGGATTGAAAAAAATTGGCAAGGTGAATGTGTCCATGCATTTCCTTTAGAAATACACGGATCAGAAACTAATGATGTGCAATCTACTATATCAAAAGATATGGGAAAATATGGGTATCGACATTCAGATATACCCGAGCCAGAACCTCCAGAGGAAGTCAAATTTTTTGGATCGGCCGAAACACGAGTGAAGCAAGCTAACGATAAAGTTATATGGGAAAATGATAACATGACTTATGCAGATGCGTGTAAAATAGTCGATGACTTTTATGTTAAAATTGTAAGAGATGAGATTATAATGAAATCTAGCATCTGGACTTTTGCTGATTATACCTATCCCGATATTCCTCTTCAAGAAGTATTAGATAAAGTAAAATATTTTGATGCTCCTAAAAATCGAACAGGTCCGAGAGAGCGAGAATATGTAGAAAAAAAGTTAAACAAATGATTTATACTAATTGGGATCCGCTTAAAGAAATTATAGTAGGTAACTGTTTTGTTGATCATAGTCGAAATAAATTATCTCAAATTTTTATCGAAACTAAAGAAGATTTAGATAATCTAGCAGACTATTTGATTAAAATGGGAATTAAAGTATATCGTCCCGATGTAACCTATTTTAAAGAAGATATTGATCTAAGCAATTTTAAAATTAAATATGCAACTGCTCCTATTGTTCCCCGAGATCAATATCTAGTTTATGGAAATACCATCTATCAAACATATACTAGTATGCCTGATAGATATTTAGACAGCATAAATTACACACATATTTTTAAGGAATTTTTTGATAGAGGTTATAATTGGATAAGCATGCCTCCACCAAAATTAGATACACTAGTAGATAGATGGTGGGCAAACGGTGAATATGTCTATCACGAGCAATTAAAGAATCAAGTTCTATGGCATACAGCTACAATGTTTAAGTGCGGAGACAAATTAATTACTAATATCAAAGGACCGGGAAATACTCTTGGACTCGAATGGATGAAACGTAATCTTCCAGAAAATACTATTATTGATGCAGGCAATACACATCAGAAAGGTTTTGGACACATAGATCACGGATGGTTTATGACTAACGATGATCTAATTTTTTGCGTAAACAAAACTTGGGTACCAGAACCGTTGCATAATAAGCAGATAGTAGAGCTACAAGATCATTTTGAGAAATTCGACGATACAAAATTTATCAATGACTATCGAAACACAACAGGCAAATTTAGTGATGCTTGGATCGATAAGTGGCTAACCGAATGGAAAGGGTATGCACAAGAAGTGTTTTTTGATAGTAATGTTTTAGTTATTGACAGCAACAATATTTTATTCAGCAATCATCAGCCCGGTATTTTTAAAGTCATGGAACGTTACAGCATTAACTGTCATGTAGTACCACAACGCCACGGATTATTCTGGGAAGCAGGAATCCACTGTTTAACTTTGGATCTATCTCGTGAGGGTAGAAATCGATCTGTAATCAGTTAAGGCTTGTAAAAATCGATATTCAATGTCTTCAAACCAATCGGAAGGTGCATCGAGAGGAATAACAAACAAAACTCCAGTTCCACCTTCGTTCCACATTCCGGCATTAATCCCATATTGATATAAAAATCTTTCAAATGTACTGTCCATGGGCTTTTCGTTTAGTAATACTAGATTAAATAAAAGTCCATAATTATTATAATCCTTAATTAATTCTTTGTCTTTAAATCGCTGACACATTAATTTCCCCCATCTTTCTAATTTAGGTTGATTAATTAATAACTGTTCTCGATCTAATATATTCATATATTCTAATGCAGAATAAATCCCACTTAGATTGAAACTGTAACTAAAGCCATGCACAAAAACATCATATTTAATTTTATCAAATATTTTTTGATTAGCACAAACGGCACTGAGAGGAAAATAACCTCCGGTTAATGCTTTACCCATTGTAAAAATATCTGGAATTATTCTTCCAGTCCAACCAAAAAAAGAACCAGTCTTTCCTCCGCACACGGCGATGTCATCAACAATAAGAACTATATTTTTGCGAGTGCATTCTTCTCTAAGCCCGTTCCAAAAGTTTTCACCAGGATCGTATAATCCGTTTTGCCAACTGGCAGTTTCTACAACTACGGCACATAAATCTTCAGTAATCATCTCTAAGTTGTAATCGCTGATGACACATCTTGAATCTTTTCCGAATACATCTGTCATATAAGTAGCATCACTGACACTGCTACTTAAAAATGTACTTCCATGATAAGATTTTCGAAATCCCAAAAATTTATTTTTTTTGTTATACATTTGAGCTAACCTTAGTGCTCCTTCGATCGCATCGCTTCCACTCAATGCAAATGCACTTTTGTATCCTCCGCTCATTTTACTAATTCGATCGGTTAATTCTAACACAGCATCATTTGTTGTGTAGAATTCTCCGCCGCAAAATGGATTATTGATCATTCTAAGAGATACGAAATCAATAATGTCTTTTCTTTTAAATCCTAGGGGAAAACAACCGCAGGCACCCAAACTTAGATCTAAATACTGATTACCATTTTCGATAAACCCATAGTCAGTATATTCTTCTATTTTACGAATCGGTTGTTGATTATTTTTTGAATAGGGAAATATAATATTGGTCATAAAAAACTCAGTGACAACGAAATTCTTTTTTTATGTGGATCTAAATTTTCTACACTATGAATAGTTTTAGTATCTAGTTTGTGCCAGGCGCATTCTTTTATTTTAATTTTTTCTACTAAATCTAATCTGTCATATGGAAATACTGTTTGAGCATATGTTTTTAAATGACTGTATTCTACCTTTGGAGTCCAAAAACATGTGGAGGTTTTATCTCCTCCTGTTTCTATGATATAATTGTAAGCGTAATTTCTCATTTCATCAATGTGTGGGGTGATTGTTTTTCCACTATGCATTGATTGTATGCTAATGTGTATTACATCAAGATCGATATTCTCTCTAACCCATTTTTTAATTTCATCGTTAACTTCTAAAAAATCAAAATTTGCTAGATCATCAAAATATTTGAAAGCATCAGATAAATGATAACCCAAAGAATCCTGCGAATTATATTCTATACCAACAATAGCATCAATAATTTCTTGGCTTGCTTCTATGTTTAGATTTTTTCTAGCATATTCGACGAATGATGCCGAGTTTTGAAAATTATGAATAGGGTGTTCTACTATGTGAATTATTTGATCTCTAATATATTTTGGTACGGGCGGTAAGTCAACATAAGTAAGATACATGCGGTATTTATAGACTTATGCCAACTAAAGAAATTTTTCCCATACTGATTCATACAGCAGAGTATTCTGGAGATATTAAACAACTTCAGAATATGTTATTCCCTAAGATACAACCGTGGTTTGAAGAAACCAAAAAGAATAATCAATCGAGCATACGCGGAAAAGGTATATGTTCATATAACATAAAACGAGATTTAAATTTAGATCCATCCTTTATTGAATTAACTGAATTTATAAACAAAGAAGCAGGAACATATTGGAACAGATTAGGATATAGTAAATCAGGTAAACCAGGTGTTTATGAAATGTGGGTGAATCGATACGAACAAGAATCATTTATTGATATGCATAATCATAGTCCTATACACATGACTGCTAGTTTTTATCTTCAGCATCCTACAAATGGTGGAAATATTATATTCGAACATCCCAATGCTATCTTGCTAAAACACCAGCCATATGATTTTGATCAAATGCGTTACAAATCATTTGAGCAAGAAATTACCGTGAAAACAGGAATGTTAATAATATTTCCCGGGTATATAAATCATAAAACTCAACCCAATCTTTCGAATGAAGATAGAATTATTATAGGATCCAATATATGCAACGTCATTTAGAACCAGAAATAATGAATGAAAAAAATCAAGTATTGGCGTTTCATCACGGTAGTAGAGATTATGGAATCAAGGGATTTCTTGACTTTTATAAAAAATATGTCAATCTCAAAAAAGGTAAAGTAGTCGATTTGGGATGTGGTACTGGATCGTATCTATTTGCATTAGAGACGCAATATCCAGACCTATTAATAACCGGCTATGACGCGAGTGAGTATATGATAGAACTTGGACAAACTATTGTAGAAAATATCAGTAGTGGAGTACGATTAAGATGCGAATATTTTAAAAATGTTAAAGATTCTGCTGATTGCGTAATATCAACTAATACACTTCATCACATACATGATTCTAATATTTTTTGGAACTGTGTAAAGAATATTTCAAACAATGTATTCATTATGGATTTGGTTCGTCCTAAAAACAAAGATATTGCAAAAAAAATTGTTGGTCAATTGGCTGAAAAAGATAGCGAATTATTTAAAAACGATTATTACAATTCGCTCTTAGCAGCATTCAATGCCGACGAATTAAGACAGCAGATTTTAGATACAAAATTAAATCTAATTATCGAGGGAAATACTGATTTTCTACAAGTAGCAATTATATATGGCCAAATACAATAAAATTAAAAATATACAAATTGAAACTAGCACGATTTGTAATGCTGCCTGTCCACAATGTCTCAGAGAATGGTACGAAGGAGATCATAGCTTTTTTAAACAAACTTATATCCCAACAGAATTCTATGAAGAAAGAATACCAGATCAAATTTATAATGATTTAGAAAGAATAAATTTTTGTGGAACAATGGGAGATCCGTGTGCGGCACCTAATTTTATAGATGTTTGCAGAATAATAAAAAAGAAAAATCCGAATATAAAATTAACTATAGCAACAAACGGAGGATTGAGATCCGTCGAATGGTGGAAAGAATTAGCATCTGTATTAGATCGGACTGATATAGTTATTTTTGGCATTGACGGGCTAGAAAATACAAATTGGATTTATCGAGTAAATGTGAAGTGGAATAAATTAATGGAGAATGTGAAAGCATTTATTGATGCAGGCGGACATGCCTGGTGGCAATTTATTGTTTTTAAACATAACGAAAAACAAATTGAAGAAGCTAGAAATTTTTCTCAACAAATGGGATTTAAGAATTTCTTTACTATCTATAATAATAGATTCTTTGTTGAAGAACTTTTTGGAAGAGAAACGTTTGGTGCCGACGGAAAAAGATTAGAACCTCCAACCATAGAAGAAGAAAAATCAATACTGCTAAAACTTGATAAAAAATCAACTGAAGAGTGGGGAGAGAATTCCGAGAAGTCTTGTATAAAATGTCTATAAATTATGGACAACCTACGGAGGAGATAAGTTAAAATTATCTTCGCACAACTGGAATGATATTTTAAACAGTGAATTTTATCTAGAACTAGAAAGGAGTTGGACTAAGAAATTTTCAGAAGGAAGATTGCTTGTTTGCTCCGGAGCATGTTCAGTTGACTTGGATGCAAAATTTACCTTATATGTAAACACAAAAGATGCAAAAATATAATACTATAGGATTCTTTGGAGATAGCTTTTGCGCAGAGATAGAAAATCATCATAGCTTATGGTTTAGGTATGACACCTATATAAAAAAATTAAAAAAACATTATTCTTGTGATATAGTAAATCTTGGATATGGAGGGTCGGGCATATGGGATTGTTATCTAACACAGCTAAAACCATTAATAGACCAAAATAAAGTTCCCGATATATCTGTATTTGTATGGAGTTTACCGGGTCGATTATATCATAAAAAAGTAAGAAGACTAAATAGTGCAGATGCAATTAATCCAAAATTTCATACATTTAATCCATTATATTGGAAAGTATGGAAAGCTGCTCAATTATATTATAATGAATTGTTTAATTGGGAAAAAGAGGAACTTGAATATATTTCTGCATTAAGATATTTCGACGACGAAATTTTATCAAAATTACCTACAAAAATTATTCATCTATGGACTGCCGGTAAAACAAGTGATTGGTCTACTGACAGTACAAAACCAAATAATGTTACGTATCATCATACATGGAAGCACGGAGTTGAGATTCGTCCCCCATTATTAAGTTTAAGTTTAACTGATCATGATATAAAAATTTTACAAACAGATCAAAGAGCTAATCACCTCGATGGGGAAATAAAAAATACCTTAGTTTTTAATTGGATAAAACATAGCATTGAAAATTATCAAAATGGATTGTGTTTAGATTTTACAGATAAAGTGGAAACTTTTTGGAACCAATGACTCCAGCATATATTTTTTATTCTCTAAACATCAACGGAAAATTAATTGTTTCGGCAAAAGACATTGACGGAAATGATATTTTTACAGATAACATAATAAGTGAAAAAATAAAACAATTATCCACTAACGTATCTGTTATTGTTTTTAATATGTTTAGCGGATTTTCTATTGACATCCCATCGACTATCCTTAGAGATTTAGAATTTATTAAATCATTTAAACATCATATATTTTTTCATGGAATGGAACCCGCGGTTAAACTTATTGAAGATAGAATTATTGAATCTCCAGAATATCAGCCAGTATATGAATTTTTAACTGTTTATCATAATCTTGTTACTCCAAATACATTAGAGTATATTGACAATGATTTTTCAATTAAATCAAGTTTTAGAAAATGGGCTAGAGCTTTAAAGACTAAACCTAAATTTGCAGTATCTTGTGTTGACAACCTATTGTACGGAAAAGTTCTATTAAATTTTACAATGTTATTTTTTAAATCTTCTTCTGATCCAGAAATGTTTTTTAGAACAACATTCCAAGAAATTAGGAAACAATACCGCCACACACATTTATTCAACTCTTTTAATAGACAGCGTCGCTGGAATAGAGAATTAATATTTTACCTACTGTGGAAAAATAATCTATTAGACGATGGAATTTTATCCATGCATCAAAAAAATTATAATTTAAGATTTTTAAAAATATGTGAAAAATTTAATTTAAATGTCTCTGAGGAAGAATTAAATCAAATTAATAAACTTCTTCCTATTAAGATAGACAATTTAGAAATACCAAATTTTAAATTAACCCACGGTACGCACGAATATTTTGTTTCAAATTTTTACAATGATCAAATGTTTATGGCGCCGATTAATGTTGTCACTGAGACCTTTTTTGTTCAAAATATCATAACACACAGTGAAAAAATTTTAAGACCTATTTTACTAGGGCAAATTATCTTACCTTTAGCTACATATAATCTATGCCATGCTTTGGAAGAAAAATTTAATTTTAAATTTTCAAAATCAACATTAGAAATTGATAAAATTAAAGATCCAGTTGAAAGAGCAAATGCAGTTATTAAAAAATTAATTTTTTTTAAAAATGATCAAAAATCACTATATCAGGAATTAGATTATGTTAATGATAACTATAATCATAACCTTGATATGATTCTGCTAAATTCTTCAGATAACATATTATTAAATATTAAAAAGTTAGTGAAAAAATATGTTTAACGTTTATCTTTTACAACCACAATATACAGCAGTAATCAACGGACAAGCCAATCATTGGATACCTTATAGTGTTGGAACCATTTGGTGTTATGCTATTCAATATCCAGAAATTGCAGAAAATTTTACGCTGGCTGGTTTGATTTTTAAAAGAGAAAAAATAGAAGATGCCATATCTAAAATTGAAAATCCGTCATTATGTGGGTTTAGTTGTTATATGTGGAATCGCCTTTATTGTTTAGAATTTGCAAAACAAATTAAAGAAAAATGGCCTTCGTGTGTTATTGTTTTTGGGGGGCCGGAAGTTAATTCTGGGTTTTTAGAATACGATTTTATTGATTCAATAGTCCAGGCCGAAGGCGAAGAAACATTTGTTGAAATATTAAGAAGAATAAAAAATCAACAACCTATCGAAAAATTCATGCCAAAAAAACGCATGAAGGATTTATCAGTTATTCCAAGTCCATACACAACAGGAATATTTGATAAAATCATAGAAGAAAATCCGAATGCAGTTTGGGCTATGACATTAGAAACCAATCGGGGTTGTCCATATTCCTGCACATTTTGCGATTGGGGCAGTCTTACTTACAGTAAAGTTGCTAAATTTGAACTTGAAAAAATTTATAGCGAAATAGAGTGGATACGAGATCGACCAATTTCTTATGTATATCTCGCAGATGCAAACTTTGGAATATTCAAAGAAAGAGATTTAGAGATTGCTAAAAAATTAAGAGAAGTAACAGATAGTAACCCAAAAGTAGAAGTAATGAGTATTATTACTGCAAAAAATAGTACGGAAAATATTTTTATGATTGGGCAGGTTTTGGGACCAAAATATTTAGGAGTTTCTATTGCATTGCAAAGTTTCAATGAAGATACTTTAGATGCCATAAAACGTAAAAATTTACCTACAAACAATTTAGAAGAATTGTTAGAAATGAGTACAAAATATAATGTTCCCACTTATACAGAATTAATTCTGGGAATGCCTAATGAAACTTTAAAGAGCTGGAAAGAGGGATTTACTCGAGTAATTGAATTAGGACAACACAATGTAGTTGAAATGTATTGGACTCAACTGTTGACAAATAGCGAACTTGCTTCTGCTACCAGCAGACTGATGCATGGAATAAAAGCAGTTAAGTGTCATGATTATATCGACATGCATAGCGAAACGAACGACGGCATTTCAGAAACTATAGAAATAATTTGCGAAACTAAAACGATGTCCAGAGAAGAAATGGTCGATGGATATATGTACGGATGGATGATAACAAAATTTCACTTTACTGGATACTCTCAAATTATTTCAAGATATTTAAGAGTTAATAATGATATTTCATATCAACAGTTTTATGATGATTTTTATGAATTTTTAAAAACTGATCCGTTAACAAAACAAGAATATGATAAAATGAAAAATCTTGTTCGACAGTTTTTAACTTTTGGAAAAATAGATGACGGACCGGGACACATATTACACAAACGAAGTAATGAATGGTTATACGATCATCGTCACGAATTGATAAGAAAAGTTATTGATTTTTCAAAAAAGTTTAATAATATACCACAATGGGTGATTGATCTTCAATCAACTTTTATATTCGATATTGAGCATACATATCCTATTAGAATACAAGGCAGTTGCGATATAGTTAATAAGAAAAAAGAAAATGTATTTTACGAGGTTGTTCCAAAAATTAAAGATATTAAAGGTTTAAGTTTAGTTTCTATGAGACGTAGAGGTTCTTTAAAAAATTTATTAATTGTTAATTCTTATGAATAATCTTCAAGAAGAAATTTATAACATAATTGCAATGACAAACGAAATGGATACTCCGGCTGATATTATGTATAGCATTAGCAAATTTATAAAAAACATTGACCATGTAGATTATAAAGATTATTTAGAAAGTGATGAATTTAAACAATGGTTAGATAATAACGAAGAATTTATTAAATCTTGGAAAAATATTAATACCTTTGTGTTAATGATGATAGAAAAAGAAAAAGACTATCTATAAACTTTATTATAAATTTCTTTTAATGCATCTTCTGGCCATTTAATATAGTCCGTAAACGCTCTTTCAACAAGTAAACCCATATCTAGTGTCTTGCTATCTCCTAGCAAGAAATTAACAAGCTCTTCACGTCTAGGATTCAATATAGGTTTATAGAAGTCCATATGTATGGGCTGTTCGCTATAATCGCTAGAACTATAAAATGCATATGCATGTAGTTGTCCATTCTTATCTGAGTAGAAGTACTTGGGATAAAAGCTAGGTTTATATATTTGTTCTTTATGCAAATCAGATACTATTTGCTCTAACTGTTCTTTATAATCCTTCGGTAACCAATCCTCACAGGTATTACCATACCATTCAAAACATATTTGTCTGAATGGTTTTAATAGATGTATGTTCTGCGGTGCCCAAGAATACCTTGACAATCTTTCAAGATATCTACATTCTCTAGTATATACTTCATTAACTAGGTCATCGGGATATCTATCACCCTCCGGATTAAATTCCATTACTGCAAGATTATCTACAATGTCTAGTGAAAATATGCCGTGATCAATAGCTGTCAAGGTGATCTACTCCTAGTTGTTTACGAAATGCTTCTGTAAATTTGCCGTCAATGCGTAGGCTATAGCTCTGTTCCATAATACGTTCTCCGCCATGCCAATCTACGTCATTCCACCAGGCGGCTCTAGTATTAAGATATGTTTTATTTTTTGTTTCTGGATCCCATAAGTACATGGCTTTTTTTGTATTTGGTCGAACATGTATAAACTCGTTGCAATGTGGCTTAACAACATCGATACCATTCTTAGCATCTAAGTCTCTGTGTTCAAACGGAATGCCATCGGCTTCACAATGGAAGAATATAACACGGCCAATGTCTTTGAACACTGTGCCTACTAGGCTTTCAACCCACTTAACTACGTTAGGAAAATGTTCTGCTTCTGGAGTTAGTTTGCGTGGTGCTGTTCGATCATCCCATGAGCCTTCTTCCCACAAGTAATAGTAAATGTAAGGATCGTAGGCACCCATTGCCATTTTCAAATAACGAGTAAACTTATTACGCTGTTGGAAGTTTTTAAAATCTGTAGGCATTAGTTTTATGCCGGTTTGATATATAGGATCATCTTTAGGCAACTCCATAAATTCATCCATGGCTTGATATATTGGTTTCCAGCTTAGTTTATAACTCATATTATCAAAATTAAAACCGGGCTTCATCCAAGTGCCTTCTTTAGCATTTTCTCGTGCTAGAGCAAAACCAGTTAAAATTTCAGGTTGTAGTTGCTCAAACTTGGCCATATCCAAATATGGTTCCATGTTAAAGTAGGGTTGTTCGTTTATACCTTTGATCATTATTTTTCTTGATAATTAAATGTATGGATTATGAATATTATTACAACAATGTTCCTGGAGTTGGTTTAACAAGGAACAACCTTATTTACACCAGCTTGATCAGTCGTGATAAAAAAACTTTTGTCCAATGGTATCATAATGATAGTGAATATCATAAAGGGAATAATGAAGTTGTTGATTCGAATCTGATGAATGCTAAGTGGAATCGTGAAGTAAAATATCTTATAGAAATGGCCCGGAAGTATGAAGATAAAGTTCCAAAAATATTAGAAATAAATCATAAAGAACAAAAAATTTATTTGTCTATAGATGGTTTAGACTTTTGGAATCGTGCAGGATGTGTTACTGAAAATTATGATAAAGTATTACCAGATTGGAAAGATCAGATGTGTAAAATTATCACAGCCCACAAAAGTTTAGGATTACACAAATATAGTATGCATCCCAGCAGTTATTTTGTTGTTAACGGTCAGCTTAAAAGCATTAATTATTTTTTTACATATCATGAAGAAGAACCTAATATTAGCATTAAAGATGTTGAAAGTCACATCCACTCTAATAGACAAGCAGAAATGCGTAAGCATTTAAAAACACTGAACATCGAATGGCATACACCGCAACCTTGGAAAATAATGGACCAATTATGTTGGGAGAGTTTTAGAACAAACTATCCTCAAGATTTTATAGAAAGTGTAAAAGAATGTATAAAATAGTTCCATGGTCGGAAGATTTAGATCTTACTGAATTTTATGCCGAGGCAAAATCTAGAGGTTTCGTAAATAACTCAAGTCAAGCAGCAATGATCGATTGTTTTAAAAATGAAGTACGTTGGAACATCTGGATATTATATTATAATGACCACCCTGTTGGATCTGTGGCGGCACATACTTTAGACGATCTTGGATATAGGATTTGTGCTAGAACATGTGTATTAACCAATCACTTACCTAAAATAACTTTAAGAACAATTAATCAAATTAAAAATCATCAACATATTACTGCACAGTTTTTTATGCCCACTTGTATTGAATGGGTAGGCAATCATGATATGTATATTACTAGTCACGAAAGCGAAGTTGGCACACAAAGATTAGTTCATACAATATGGGGGCCCACATTAGAATCTACAGGAGTGCTGACCAGAGCGTTTGATCATAATTATAGAGGTCATAAACAAACGTTCTGGAAACTTAATAAAAATATATTTTTAGATCAATTATCAAAGGTAGATAGATGGACACAATAAGTTTATGCGAACATTGTTATAGACACGTTTCTGCTAAAAAGTTTATACGAGATGGTAGCGTGTGGATGAGTAAAGAGTGTCCGGAGCACGGTTATAGTGAATATATGATAGAACGCGATTCAGACTTTTATAAGAGTTTAGAATTTGATCCGTACGGATACGATGTGCCCAGTGGTATTATGATTGAAGTTACAGATCGCTGTAATTTAAAATGCCCGCACTGTTATCATGAACCAGAAAATGCAACAACAGACAAACCCTTAGGATTAATACTTCAACAAATTGAAAGTTGGCCTGAAGATGCTGGTAGCGTTATCCTTGCAGGTGCTGAACCTACACTACGTAAAGACTTACCTGAACTAATTAGAAACATCAGACATGTACAAACTCGCCTAGGCAGAACACACCAGGATATTACAATTTTAACTAATGGTGTTAAGCTCGCTGATAAGCAGTGGACTGAAGAAATAGCCAAGGCTGGATGTCGTGCTGTGATGGTAGGACTTAACCATCATTCGTACCAAGGTGATACTGTACATCAAAAACAGTTACAAGGTATTGAGAATTGTAAGGCTGCTGGCATTGTTGTTTACTACGTAGGTTATACATTAGAAAACTTAAATCACATTCCAGAAGTACTAGAAGAAATACAAAAACTAGGAAATAATGCCTTACAGTATCGTGTACGTGCTGGCAGCGACATTGGTCGCAACCCGGATGAACCTCGTTATTATCTTAGTGACCATGTAAAAGCAATTAAGGACTATGTAGACAGCAAAGGATGGACATGGGAAAAGATACCTGCAGATGATAATCTGTATCATTATATGGTTAAGATTAACGGTATCACACATAGATTAATACAATGGAGCGATCCTAAAACCATTGATATGGAAGAGCTACGATGTGGTCCGTGGTGTGACTTTGTACCTAATAAACCTATTAGTAATTTTCTACATCAAATCATGCTACGTGACGCGGCTGTAAACAAGAATATGATATTATATGACACCGTTCCGGAACGTTATAGATTTCGTAGCAGAGAGGATATGAGGATAGATCCCTAAGCCTGTCTTTCTACAAAGTTTAATTTGATGCTGGTTGGATTAAAAAATTCTTTAACAGTAGCAATAACTATTTCTGCTTTAAATTCTTTACAGCTAAACAAATCAATATAAGCATCAGCAGTCTTGTTTACAAAATGACAATTTATATTACTTGTAGTAATCATTTGTAATACACTATATCCTTCATTGTCTGTTCCTGGTAATAAATTTTCAATGATCATTTTTCCGTGCGCTTCCATTTCAACACGTTTTATTAATGTATATACAAATGCCCATATGTGATCTTTATCTTTAATTTTTTTTAAATCACAACCGGCACAATCTAACATAATATGATAACCCCAAGACATTATAACTCCTCAAGAATTAATCTAGCCAAATTATTATGTGCTTCTTGATCGTAATGATAAAATGGTAATTTTTTATACATTTTGAATTCACACCAATTTACATAATTCTCACAACTTTCAAAATTAAAAACATTATCTACCTTTGGTATAATTTCTGGAAACAACGGTAAATGTAAAAAATCAGTAGCCCATCCTGTACATAAATTATCTACTATAAACATTAATTCATTTAAATTATTATAAGGACGAAGCATTTCATTAACAAACAGATCGTTAATTGGATGAATCATGGTTCCATCAACCTTACCTTTCCATTGCATACCAACTTGTATGAATTTATCTTTATCTCTACCTAAGAAATTGCCAACGTCTGGATAGTAAAATTCTGTTCTATCTGTACATGTATACCCAAACAATACTAAACTATTTGGATGTTCTTGTAATGCGTTGACTAATAATCTTAGACTACGAGCATTACTTCCGCCAGTCATTGCATAATTATAACAAGGAATATTTAATTTATCAGCAACCACTTGAGGAAAGGCTAATTTTTTTCCAGAATCATCTGCTTGTTCTATTGTTATTTTACCTCTGGTATAATCTTCAAAAGTATATTGATTTGATAATTCACATCCAGCAACATGACTATCTCCAAATGCTAGAACTGAATTAAATTTTTTTACCATAGATATCTCACTTAAATAACTAGATGTTTAATGTCATACTATTTACCGATGCTCCCTATCCTCATCATAAAATTAGAGGTTATGGTGTGCATAGAATTGCTAGTCAAATTAGAACAAATGGTTACTCTTGTCTTGTCATTGATTTTAGTTCGGCACTAACATTTGATAGATATAAAGAAATTATTGATAATTCAGTGGGACCAGAAACTCTTATGGTTGGTTTTAGTACAACTTGGTTACCTTATAGATGGCCGGAAAAACCAGGAGAATTTACCAATCAGATTCCCGGACACCATATTGGGGAACAACATGAATTAAGTCATTTAAAGTCAGAGATGCACGATTGGAGAAAAGATAATTTAGTGGTTAAATTTGGAAAGAATGAAGTTGAAGAATGGTTGTTATATCCTAAAACAATTAATTCAAAATTAAAAATTGTATTAGGTGGTGCAAAAGCAGATTTTTATATGGATCTAAAAAATATAGATCATGTTATTTTTGGAATTGCCGAAACTGAAACTATTGATTTATTAGATCGACTATCGGGAAAAACAAAACGCATATTTGGAAAATATATCGATCACGATAGAAAAGCTCATGCTCCTACATGGGATTTTAGAGAAAGTAGCACACAATACACAGAATATGATTTTATACAACCTCAAGAAACTCTTAACTTAGAAGTAGGTCGCGGATGTAGATTTAAATGTTCGTTCTGCAACTTTCCTCTTATTGGTCAAAAAAATGTCAATGATTATTTAAAATATCCAACTATTATTCGTGACGAGTTGTTAAAAAATTACGAACTTTGGGGTACTACTAAGTATTTTATTGTGGATGATACATTTAATGACAGCACTGAAAAATTAGAAATGTTGGCCAAGGTAATGAGCGACTTGCCTTTTAAAATTAAATTTTGGTGTTATACCCGAGTTGATCTATTAGCCGCACATCCCGAACAGATGGAACTGTTAAAAGAAATAGGCATAGCAGAAACATTTTTTGGTCTTGAAACTTTTAATGACAAGAGCTCAAAAACTATTGGTAAGGGAATGCCATCAAGTCGCCGTAAGGATACTTTATATAGAGCAAAAGAAGTGTGGGGTGATCGAGTATGGTTAGAAGGGGGTTTTATGATTGGCCTTCCTCACGAAACCCAGGCTAGTTGGAGAGAAACCGTTGATTGGTTAAAGCGTAGAGATTGTCCGCTAGATATTTCGACAGTATATCCTCTCAATATAATTAAAAAAACCGATAGAAATAAATGGTTCCCTACTAGTTGGTTTGACGAAAACTACGAAAAGTTTGGATATCAATTTCCTAAGGACGGAGTAGACGGAATGTTATATTGGGAGAAAGATGATACCGATATTAAAAATTTTTATCAAGCACAAGAAATAGCCGACATTACCACTAAAGAATTAGCATCATATCAAAGAATACGTCAGGGAGATTTTTATGTTAGTTCTTTCAATCATCCAATACTTGGAAATAGAGAGTTTACTATCGATATGCCAAAGATAGAATATAATAATTTAATAAATTCTATAGACTTTAATCAACTGTTTTATGATCATACCAATAAAGAATATTTTCAACCGTTGTTAAACTATCTTAAAAATAAAAATGTTTGATGTTATTCTTTTTACTGACACTGTAGAATTTAATATTAAATCTAGAGGTTATGGTGTACACAGATTAGCCAGTCATATACGCAATTATGGTTATAGCTGTTTAGTAATTAATTTTAGCTCTCTTGTTACTTGGGAAATATACACTGAAATATTAGATAAAGCAATTGGACCAAACACATTACTAGTTGGCTATAGTACAACATGGATGCCTTTTAAGTTTCCTGATATTGGTGTTAGAACCAGTAATCCGGGAGAAGGAACAGGAACAGATAAAGAACGATTTGAGATTCCAAGTTTAGTTACTGAGTTTGCTCGAGATAATTATAAACCCTGGATCGATTATGTCAAACAATGTAATTTAAAAACAAAAACAATGTTGGGTGGTGCAAGGATTGATTTTTATCTTAATGCTCCTACAGATTATGTTATAGTCGGATTAGGAGAAACTGAAACTATTGATTTGTTAGATTCTCTGTCGGGAAAAACAAAAAGGATATTTAATAGAATTATAGATCATGATCGTAAGGCGCACAATCCAACATGGGATTTTAAATTAAGTACTACTTCATATACGTCCTGGGATTTAATACAACCTCAAGAAACTTTAAATTTAGAAGTCAGCAGAGGTTGTAAATTTAAATGTGCCTATTGCTCGTATCCTTTGATAGGACAGAAAACAGTCAACTATCTTAAACAAGCTGATGTTATACGTAGAGAACTCTTAGAAAATTATGAACAATGGGGAACAACAAAATATTTTATTGTTGATGATACGTTTAATGATAGTACAGAAAAGATGCAGATGTTTGCAGATGTTAGTCAGAGTTTGCCTTTTGAATTAAAATTTTGGTGTTATCTAAGAGCAGATTTATTAGCGGCACACCCAGAGCAAATACAATTACTAAAAGATGCCGGTATAGCAGAAACTTACTTTGGTCTAGAAACATTTAATCCAAAAACTGCAAAGTTTATTGGTAAGGGGATGGCTAGTGAAAGATTAATAGATACTATCTATCAGTGTAAAGAAATTTGGGGAGATCGAAGTTACATTGCTTCGGGGATTATTATAGGTTTACCTTACGAAAGTACAGATACAATTTATAAGGCTGTTGAATTTTTTAAAAGAAAAGATTGCCCAATAGATTTAGCTAACACATTTCCTTTAAGTATTATTGGTAATCACAATATTATGAAATACATGTATATGAGTGAAATTGATCGCAATTATTCAAAGTATGGTTATTATTTTCCTAATCCCGATATAAATTTCTTTAGTTGGAGAAAAGATGATGATACTGATATAAACAGCTACGAACAGGCCGAATTACTTTCGCAAGAATTAAATTCTACATTGAAGAATAAGCCGTATCGAGGAGATTTTTATATTAGTAGTTTTAATGATAGTAGACTAAGCAATAGAGAAAAAAATTTAGATTTAACAGATAAAGAATATCAAAATTTAATTAAGTCTATTAATTTTACAGAAATGTTTAAAGAAACAATAATAAGAGATTATTTTAAACCTCTTATCCTAAAGTTATCCAACTAGTTCCGTTCCACCCTTTAAATTGTTTGTTGTTGCCATCAAATACTATCCAACCTTCTTTGGGATTATCTGGCAAACTTGTATAGCTTTTTGTTTTTAAAATTGGTGCTTCAAATACTCCGTCGCCACCAAAGTTAAACTTTGTTGGATTTTCAAAAATATCATCTTTCCCATTTGAAGTAATAACGCAAATTCCTGTCGGTGAAGATCCATCATTATTAAAATTTTTGATAGCAATTAATCCTGCACCATATCCCATTTCAATTCCGCCATCTTGAAAAGAAATAATTCCCAAAGCATGGCCATCTGGAAAACTTAAAGCAGAATTAGGAAGTTCAATTTGACTGGTGAATTTTAACCAAGAAGATGTAATATCAACATTAAAATTTGCTGTTTCAGTATTAGTATTTTTTGAAATTCCATCGATTTGAAAAACTTTAGAATCAAGAACATCAAAGTCTGTAAAATCTACATGGAACCCTTTTGTTTGAAATCTAGTATATACACCATCTATTAATATTTCTTTTGTAGTAACTGAATCAAATATTCCTTCTTGAGAATAAATTAACGGAGATCTTATAGATCCTAAAAATTGATGAGATGTTTCTGATTTTCTAACAAAGTCACTAGTATCGGGAATTATTGATCTATCAAAATCAATATTAATTCCGTCTGGTGCCGGTGTTATATTGATTCCATGTCCACTTCTAAAATTGAATGAATCATTACTTAAATTAACGGTTTCAATTCTATCGTCATCATTAACCTTAAATTTAAATGTTGATTGAATATCAACATTTGCAGCCCATACTAGTCTACCTCTAGCATCAACTGTGAAAGAAGGAATCTGGGTGTTGTTTCCATAAGTTCCGGGAGTAACTCCCGACATAGCTATTTGTACTGGTTGCATATTTAAAAATCCGTTTTGATGTAATATTTATCGCAATTCAAATTAAAGAGCGATGGCAAACTTCACCCTGATTTATAGCTTCTAAATTTTGTGCTATCATTTTTAATAAGCGTTTAAACGGATAATCGTTATAAAACCAGTAATAATAATCCGCTAGATAACAGTCATCTTTAACTGCGCTGTTTATATCGCAAAGATGTTTTAGTGCATCAACTCCATATTTACGGTGAAGATTATGTGCTATGTTTACTGAATAAGCAAACATTTCATCTGGATCTAGATAATAATCTCTTTGACGATCCCCAGTTTCGTCAATGCTTGCACAATCTCCTCGAAGATAAAATTGACGTCTGTGTATAGTTTCGTGACAGAGCGTATCAGCAACATCGTAAATTAACTGTTGCTTTAGATCTTCTGTAATGGGGAATTTCTTTTTAAAGCTAGAGCAGCAGATCTGTAACTCTATATCTCTAACATAATCAGAATCAAAAAAACCATTTATTCCAAAACAGTCTTTGGTAATTTTTGATCTTTGATAAGTTACCTTAATTTTAGTTTTAGAAGGTAACATTTTTTTGAGGATTTTGATCAGTTCCTCAGAACTTATTTTTTCAGTAGTTAACAGTCTATCCGTGAGATATACTATTACCCTATTCGGATCAATTATTTTATTTTCGGTAAACAATCCTTCCTTTGGAAAGGTCATAGGGGCTAAACTCCAAAGTTACTGTATCACCTAACAGAATTTTAATGTTGTTCTTCCTAATTTTACCGCTAGAATAAGCATATACTACTGTTTGGGTATCTGCTAATTTTACACGATAAGTTGTGTTGGGCAGAACTTCTACAATAGTTCCGTCGAACTTAATAATATCTTCTTTAGACATATTTATAACAGATGATCTGCAACGTTGAGATCTATGACTTCCTGGGATGATAGATAAACATCACTGGCGGGCAGTAATTTCTTTTTGACTACGCTAGGAGCAAGTCCTGTAGCGTCTTTTAATATTTGTACCATTTTTTCATTACATAAATCATTTTCTCGCATAGTAGCTTTAAGGTCATGATATTTGTTATCCATACTTTCTGAAAACTGATGACACATAAAACTAGTATTACGAGCTGCGTATCTTTCACCTTGATCACCGCTGGCAAAAATTAAAAATGCTGCACTCATTACAGCACCGATACCAACAGTTCTAATTGTGTGATTACTGCTACGCATTACATCAATTAAGGCAAATGCTTGATAAAGATCACCGCCTGTTGAATTAACGTATAAAGTTAATGTTTTTTCCTTTGACTCTAGGTTTTCGTAAACAATCCATTTTATAGCACTTTTGATCGTGTCCTCATTTATTTCTCCCACTAAGAAATGTATACTGTTTCCGAGTAGTTCGATATCAATACGATCTTCGGCATTGAAGTCCTCGATTTTTTTCACAAATGCTCCATTTGATTAACTATGTACTTATCTAGAGTTTAGATTTCATACATATTTAATTAACTGCGCACTTAATCTTTTGCCCAATTATTGGTTTCATGATCCCAGTGCCTGCTATCGTAAAAATTAAAAATTACTTCATAGCCCAAAAATGCCAGGCACAGGAATATTCCTGCATGATCTTGTCGAACACTGTATTGTATATCAACACCTATAACATCATGAGTTTTATCAATCTGCGCTTCCCAAAACTTGTGTTTAAAAGGAGTAGTTCCAGACCACTGTTTGATGTTCTCCCAACGATCGCTCCAGGGATTGCTGATATTAAAAAATAATCTAAACATTGTTAATAAGGTTCTTTAAAAACATCGATAGCTTCAGTGTCTACATTTTCAACCATATGTAACATAAAGCGATATTGATCCCAAGCAGTTTTTACTGCTTCGCTGTCGGAATGAGATGTAGGAAAGATATCAACCCAAACTGCATTTTCTGGTTGGGCATGTCTTGGTATTCCCTGTTTGCGAGGTTGTAGAACTTTGTTTTGATTCCAAAGTGCAAGACCTACTTCCATGCAATCTTTTTCATTGTAGCCAAGGAGATAACTAGGTTCTGTTAGATAGTTAAGAATAACATTACGTACATGCTTCTCGTCATGCATACAAGTTGCTGCAATAATAAATGCAACATCTTCGAGTTCAACATCACCGTTAACGATGTCACGAATACAGCGTCCAAAACTAAAACCAATTTTCATTTAAGTTACCTATATATTATTAAACAAGTTAATTATATACTCATTAACTTCAAAAGTCAATTGGTTTTCCATTTTAATTGAAACATTAAAACATCTTTAGAATCTTTAAATCGATATTCTGCCACGTGATCGAACATCATTGATACATCTGAAACATCTTGAACATGATAGTCAACAAAACTTTGACATTGAGCTTTGGCCCAATCTGCCGCTGTTTGAAAATATTCTAAGGATCTATCGTAGACTATTTTTGAATCATCGAGATATACTACTAACATTTAAGACCATTTCATGGCAAACATACTGGCGTCCTGTTCATTTTGAAAATACCAAGCACGGCAGTTAGATTCTCTTATATCTCGAAATTTACTTTGACAGTGTTCCATACACCACGTGAGTTTTTCATTAAAGTCGTCGTCACCTTCTAATCGTACAATATGATAACCATTTAAGATAGACATCAGTTTATCATCTTCTAATAATACCGAACCCACTTTTTTGTGAGCCATAGTAATAAATTGTTTTGGATTATCTTTCACTCACCAAACCTCAACAACCATTCTGTTAATGCCGGACCCATTAGCTTGGCTCTAATTTGATATTTGTAACCAAATATACTGGTATCAGCCATTCGATACCACGTTGGGGTATCCACGGCATTTTTCATTACCCACTGTCCTTGTTCACTTTTCTCCCACTCCCATAGAGGAGTAGCAGCGTAAAGATCTGGATCTTCAACATCCCCCATCGAGAATTGATGAACTATTATCTCTTTAACTTCTTCCACGCGATCTCCTTCGGGGGTGTTTATTATAACATACTTATTTGTTACCGGCCAACGAATCTTGTCTTTATGATTTGAAGAATATCGATCAGAAAGATATTCATTAATTTGAAAAGTTCTGTCGATATCCTTATACCATCTTGCCATGTATTACATCCATTTTAATTGAAACAGTGTCGCTTCTTTATCTTCTTTAATAAAAACGGTGTACATGGGATCGCCACCGTTAAATCGGTGTGTGCAATCTGTCGTAGGACACATCTTAGCCATCCATTCTTCAAACTCATGATCGTCTTCGGGATATACCCAACAGTACCAACCACGAGGAGGAGGTCCTAAAGGGAAATGGCTACTGGGGTTAGGCACTGTCTTGCCGTCCTCAAAACGCCAATGGTGTACAGAAGTTTTTATAACCATTTTAAAGTAAACATCAAATAATCTTGTTCGTTGAGAAAGAACCATTCATAGCTTCCCGGTACGCCTCGACCTTGCCAAAATGTACACCATGTACCTTCTCTATATCCTATAGCTTCCCATCTAGGACCAAACTTTTCCTTGCACCATTCTGCAGCTTTTCCATGATTGGTTCTATCAGTAACTGTTTGGTAAGGAAAATCTCTAGCAGTTTTCATAACCATTTTAGTGTAAAGTTAACAGCATCACCTTCATTCTCAAATACAAAAGTGCTTCCTCTATGTTCAAAAGGATTTTTAATATTTTCTTCGCACCACATTAAAATATTCACAGAATGTTTACGACTAAAGAATCTGGTTAATGTGACTTTCTTCCATCCGCAGGATTTGACCAACATATCAGAAAGAATATGAAAGTCCATTTCACTTTGCATCTGTGTAGCTAGTTCTTGAGTTATTTCTTCTTCTAAATTATTCATAATGTCTTTCTATATCTTTTTCAAAGATACCCCACCCTAATCTAGTTCTAGGTGTATTCTTTCTAGACTGTACACAGAGGTAACCTTCTTCATCAATGGATACAGTCCATTGATGATATTTTTTGTCGTAGAGAAAGTCTTGTAACTGTGCCACTAGAACTGCAGGCATTTTAAGATCAGTATCAATAGCTGCTAAAGGCCCAGTCTTACCTCTTAAAATTTCTTGTAGTTTTAATTTTTCTAAACTATCTTGATTAAGAGGAGTAAATGACATCCTGTCATATAATGACAGGTGCCGAGATTTAGCTTCAACTTTATTAAAGTCGTGCTCTCTTATAATAACTTTTCGTCTTAAAAGTTTTATCGCCATTTTAATACAAACACCATTCTATCTACTTCATTGTGGAACCAGAACTTGCGATTGTTCATGTACCAACGCTGTGCAGGGTCTGGTGCTTTCTCGTTACCCCACATGTGTTCCCCAACTGAACCAAATGTTTCGACACACCACGCTTCCATTTCTCGCCATACTCCACCAACTGGTTCTACACAATAATATCTAGCACCGTAGACTGTGCCTTCTGTGAGCTTAAGATCTTCCACCGGGCGAGCATGAAGATCTTCCCACAGTCGTTGAAAAGCCTGAGCAGAAAAGGCACTCTTGCCTAACTTGCGTCCAGTAATTGTTGTCATACCTTTACCTTTGTACTGCGTCATTTTTTCTAATATCTCTTTTTGCCAAGAATAAATCATGACCATTTTAACAAAAATAACATATAATCTTTTTCTGAGTCAAATGTATAATAATGACAATCATAATGACAATTATATCTTTTTTTATATTGATCTGAATAATTTTTTGGATATCGTTTACCTGGACCTAAAAAATTCGTTTCATAATCATGAATTAACCATTCATGTAAATTATTAGGTAAGGAAAATTTTTCTACAGTATATGTCATGCCCACCTCTCATTTCAATCTATTTCCTTCTGCTCCGCCCCAACGTAGCATAAACATTGTAGCATCTCTGTCGTTTTCAAATTGAAAATATAGTGCGTGGACATGCTCTAATCGCCAAAGTCCAGAGCAATTATCTTCACACCACTTTCTCATGAGATCTAAAGATTCATATCCTATTGTGTCAAAGTTGATACGATAACTAAAGACAGCTCGAGATCTTGTAGCTAAAACTTGTTTAAGTTTAGTCCCAAGTTCTATGTCGTTCGGCAATCCATTCTCTTCCATCGTATTCCTCAACAATCCAATCAACATCTGCAGGAATCTCTACGATTTTTAATTCGGCGTAAGAACCGTTGGCTTTTTCGCCCATTTCATTGATTATTTGAATTAGATAGGGATCGTCTCTTGATATATCTCGATCCCAAAATTTTTCATCAGTTATACCGGTGAGCTCTCGATATTTTTCAATTGCTTGATCACTAAGGCTAAATCCGCCGTGGCAAATGTTAATCACCACTCGGCGGATTCCTTTTATTTCTTCAATAAGTCTTTGATTAGTTAAAGTCATTGATAAACAGCAGGTTTAAATCCAGTATTAGGTTGTTTGTTTCCTTTTGTGGATTCTTCAACAAACACAATGTTATATCCGTCAAACACAGTGTCAATTGATTCATTGGGACCTATGCCTTTTTGTACTCGGCGTAGTTTAACTTCTATAGAGGAAATTTTTTTACCTGTTTGTTCTTCTACTATTTTTTTTATTATTTCCTCTACAATAGTTGAAGATATATCAGTTGTCATAGTGATATTGAAATTATAATTCATAATTATTAATCTTTCTTTTCTTGTTTCTGTTGCTTATCCTGCTCAACAGTTTCTGGTTTCCAGATTTGATCTTTAATATAACTGGCTCCAAACCACCCCCAGGCGGAGAAAAAACCCCACATCATAATTTCTAATATCACTAATTAACCTCTAAGAAATAATCCTACATTATTGTTTGGGTAACATCAAAGCGTTAAAGTTTGAAGGCACTACAATAGTCTGCACTTGACCGTTCTTAATACCTTCGGAGATATTTAACATGGCTTGGGCCTGCATGAATGCAATTGATGCACCTGAGTTGTTAGCCAATGCTGCCATACGACGGCTTTCGGCTTCAGCAGTCTTAACTTCAACTTCCTTCTGCTTCAACTCGTTCTTTGAACGAACTAATGCGTTAGCTGATTCAACCACACTGTCTGCTGGCACAACATTACGAATCAGCACTTGACTAATCATAATAGTACCGTCCAACTTTTCTTCTGACAAGTTGCGAACGATCTCGTCTTGGATGAACTTCTCCATTTCGCCACGATTGTCTGCCATGTCCAAGGCTTCGTACTTACGTGCGGCTTTGTAGATAGCATTACGAGCATTCTGAACAATGTAGTTATACATCACATAAGTGTCGCCTTTGAAGTCAGCGTGGAAAGCCTTGTTCTTGGTAGCATACAGTTCTGATACTTGTTGTGGGTTGATGTTGTAAACAACCACAGCATCAAAGTCTTTCATTGTGCTATTATCTTTGGCCACAGGAGTCATGTTCTCTAGTGTGACGTTGACATCCTTGATAGGGAATGTAAGCACGTCGCCAATCAATACCTGATTAAACGAACCAGGCAATAGTTCACCAGGTTGAACCTGTTTGTCAAAACCAACTCGTACACCAACCTCACCGGTTTCAATACGAGTACAGCCAGTTGCCAACACAGCGGCAGCGATAAGGCCAAGAGTTGCGATACGTTTCATGTGTGTAAATCCTTAAAATAAAAAAACAAATAGCGATAATGCTATGAAAGTTAGTGTAGCAAGACCTAGACTGTATGTCAAGGTTTTTATACTATTCCAACGTTCTTTTCCTGAAGTATATCTCCAAGATTCGATTACAAAATGAAATACAACAGCAACAACTAAGAACGACAGTACAACTTTAATCATGCTTGGTGTTCCTTGATTGCTGATTTTACAGCTTCCTCAACTAATTGATTAAATGTTATATCTTTATCATGTGCAAATTTCATGTAACGAAATAGTTCGTCATCCGTAAATTCTACTTGAACTTGAACCCGAGTGTCGTAATCTTCCTCATTTACAATTGCCTGTGCTTTTTCTAAAAAGTCTTCATCGACATCTAGATCAACATAATTAACATCATCCCATGCTTGATTACCTAACACACCACGATCCTCAGATTCGTCATCGTGATCCGTCTTATAATCAGTATTAATCAATCTATAGGCACGTTGATTTTTATAATCATATGCGCTGGCTTCGTAGACTTCTTGAGTTTTAGTATCGAATACAATACTAACAGAATGCCCGTCTTGATCGCCAGACCATGAATCTAATCTATAAGCATTAGGACCGTAGCATTGCCACATATACTCACTACCTTCAGTGATACGGTAGTCAACGGTTTCCATGAACTGTTTTAAGGTAATCATTTCTTAAGTTCCTTTTCTTTAGGTTGATCCATTAAAGGTTCTTGATGCATGAACTGCGGAGGATATACATCAAATTTCCACATCTTAACAGGTTTCCAATACCTATGAAGAATATTGTTAATAATAACTAATCCCACAACTATAACTATAAAACCAATCATAGTTAAAACACTACCTGCTAAAAATACTGCTGCTTGATTCATATCCATTACTTCTCTTCCTTTGGTTGATAATTTTCTGTTCTGGCTCGTTTATAATCAAACCAGGATAATATTTCTTGTGGTTCTTTACCTTCACATGTTTTAGTAATATGATATGACATTATATTTTTTAGATATGAATAAACATCATGATCCATTATCTTACTGTCCCAAGCTCGAGTTTCAAATGCGTTAGTATAATATAATTTCTTATAATTTGTCAACCTTGCATTTTTCATTTCTGGAGTAGCATAAATTCCAAACTGTTCTACTGCCATAGCAAGTGCATAGCTGTGTGGCATAACAACACCATTCCAATAGACGATATAATCATCGTGATGTTCTAGATACATTAAAACTGGTCTTGGATCTAATAAACTCCAACTGTGTTCTGCTCTCATAGATAATCCTCTGCAGGGTTAAATTCCCAACGACCTACTGGATTGTGTTGAATTGCTTCTAATAATCCGTCTACTGGACGATACCCGTAGGTCCAATATTTGATAAGGCGCTTGAGTGCATCTGCTTGTAAAGGCATACGCATTCTTAAGTTGCGTTCACGAATATCCTTGGCTGTATGATTGCCTAACAAGTAGGTATTTCCATCAGTAGCAACTTGACAAACTGATAGATCAAAACTATCAATGACTTTTTGCATATCAGTAAAATAGTTTTTCTTAATTATTTGTACAGTCCATGTCTGATCATCTTTTGAAACTTCTAATGTAACAGCGTTATCTGATTTGTATTTTTCTGTACAGGCCATTGAAGCAAAAATTTTCTGTTGTAACTGCTCTGCCTGCATGGGAGAAGAACAATATACATCTATGTCGCTTTCCCCTACAGGAATTCCTTGATACCAACGTAAACCAGCACCGCCAGCAATCCAAGGACCTTTTTCAAAATTAGGATTGATTACAGATACTGGAAACCAATCTTGATAATGGATAGTTGGATATCGTACTACTTGAATACTAGGAAGATTCCTAGTTTTATCTTCATATGACCAAATATCACCTAAATTAAAACTCATGAGCAATGCCTTACTAACTGTCCAATAACAGCAACTACCATATACATACCAATAATAGCCAGACCAACAGTCCAAACAATTTTAGATGTTTCTTCTCGATGACTGCGCCAGTCCATAAAGGTACAACCACTGCCAAACAAAGAAGCAAATCCAATTATTAATAATGGTAGTGCCATTTTAATCTCCTGTATTTTCTTTTGTAAGTTCGCACATTAACATAAAATGATCATACGCCTTTCGAACACTTTCATGTTTTAAAAGTTTATCTGCTTCTTCCTGCATAGCTTTAATACCTGCTTCTGCACAATCATGAATGCTCAATCCTTGTAAGGTACAAAGTTCATCGCCAAATGCTTTGGCCAATGCTTCCCAGGCTTTCTTCTGCTGAGGAGTAATTGGAGAACGAGGAGGACGTAGTTCAGCGGCTTTGGCGATAGCCCTACAGATTTTGTCTTCGGCAACACGACCCGCAGCAATCATAGGAGCATAAGCTGGATCAATCTTAAAGCGACGACTAGTGCCGCCGGGGTATACAGACACAAGATGATCCCCTTTGGGGAAACTATCTAATAGTTCGTTGTCATATTCTGCTACCGGAATATAACGGCGACCTTCTTTTCTATAAAATAGGATGGGGGATTTGGAAATCATAGTCTATGTCTTTATCAAAAACTCTTTCATCAACAATATGATTATACATGATTTCCTTAACTTTGTCAATACGATGCGCTTTGTTTTTAGCACCCAAGACAATTACAACATAAGTGTTATTGAACTTTTCAACTACCATTGCCACACACCATCCAGCTGGGTTGGTATACCCTGTTTTAGACACCACTACAGTATCAAATTCAAAAAGTATTGGTGTATTAGTATTATGCAAATGAATAGTTCTAATTTTCTTTTTATATTTGGTTTCAAATAATGCCTGTTTCTTAATGCTAATTTCTCTAATTTTAGAATATTTTTGAGCCGTTGTCATCATTAAACTAAGATCGTGAATAGAAGATACGTTTTTTCTACTCAATCCTGTTGGATCATCAAAGTTGGTATTATACATTTTAAGTTGATTGGCTTTGCGATTCATCTGGATTAGAAACTCCTTCCTACCTCCGGGAAAATTTCTAGCCAATGTTTCTGCAGCGCCATTATCACTTCGTACCAACATAGCAGTTAGTATTTGTTCGAGAGTATACTCTTTACGAGGTAGCATTCCGGTGCCAGTTTTAATTTTATCAGATAACGATTTATAGTAGTCTAATACAATCATAGCAGTCATAATTTTTGTTATGCTGGCAATTGGTCGTACTTCATCTAATCTATCGCCCATGACAATTTTATCATTGGTGATATTATAAAGATAAGAGTTGGATTCGGCCCAACTCTTAATAGGGAACAACAGGATTAATAAGATTAAATTTCTATACATAATGAAGGGTTCCAGTTAGTGTCTTCACTCCACCCACTTGCCTGATGATAACCTCTAGGATTACAAACTATCCTAGTTTCTCCAATCATATAGTCAAAGCAATGATGTGTATGGCCATGCGTCCACAATTTAATATTAGGATTATCTAACATGATATTAGAGAGATCACTGTGATATGCACCGTTCATTATGTAATCATTCTTATATTGTTCATGCACACTTAACCAACTTGGAGAATGATGTCCAACTACTACGCACTGTTTATCTTTGTGTTCTTTAACAACATGTTTAATATAATCTACTGTTTGACGATGACGTTCGGCAGTGTCGGCAGGTTTAAGATTTCGATATCCAGCCTGATCATTACGAATAGCACGATAATCGTTCATCATGTCTCGGACGGCATGCATAGTTAATGGATCGTACTTATTCATGTCTGTCCATAATGTTCCACCAACAAAAACTACATCGTCGATAATTTTAGTATCTCTCTCCAACATGTAGATATTATCATGTACACCGCAAGCCATGCGCATTTGTTCAACACTACCTACCCAATGACCATCACTATAAAATTCATGATTGCCCATTATGTAGATAACATGAGGAAACTGAAAGCTCATTCGTTTTAGAAAGTCACGAAAACGAATACCGTATTCACTTTGAGGTTTTAGAACTTTACTGGCGATCATAATGTCACCGCCAAGAATTAAGACATCGATATTATCATCATTCTTAATATCGAAGCAATCTGAAAATTCTAAATGGAGATCTGATACTAATCTAATTTTCATCGTCTATTTACCAACTGAATAATATGTAGATTATAGCAGATAGTTTGGACAAAGTCAATAATAAATAAAGGATGAAAAATTTTGAATACGAGTGGGTGGTTAATAAAAAAGGAATTCTGTTAGATCCAGAATTTGATTCAGATGGATTAGGCTGGAAGGGCGGAGACTATTTTAAATTAGTCAATGTAAATGGACGGCAGTATTTGGTCAAACAAGACGATTTGATTAAATTTTTAAAAGACGGAGAATTATTTGGTCAAAAATCTGTCGACAAACTCTAAAAGTAATTTGTGATGAGAACCTTTATGCCAGTGACGTGGCATCCAACTATAACTGTTGTACCAATGCCGTTCGCTTTCCAAATGGCAACCAATTAGTGCAATGTTATTTTTAATAATAGCCATTGGATCACCATTAGCATACGTTGACACTGTTTCAAACTTTGAACGATCCCCAACAAAAGTACAACCATCATAAAAATACATTTTTTCTGATCTATTAAACCATTTAACATCTATGGCTTTAGCATGTGGTCTTTTTGTATCTGTGTTAGGACGTTTGATATATTGTTCTACTCTAATATCTTCTAATATATCAAAGTAATCTTTATCTGCCCAATATGCTCCCATGCAGATACCAAGATACTTTCCGCCACGATTTATAAATTTTTTTATACTTTTAATATGGTTTGGTAAAAGATAGTCAAAAGCATCACTGTCCCCAAACCCACCGGGAAAGCAGACCATATCAAGATTGTTGAAAAAATCGTCTTCTATCTCATGCTTAGTGAAAATTTTAAAAGAATAGTGCGGATACAGTGCTTGCATGATTCCGTTCCCGCTCTGAACGGAACATTTTGGCTGGTGTAAAAATAAACCTATTTTACCATTCATTGAACACCTATAAGGAATTGATTCATATTTTATCGCCCGATATCGCTGGCTCGGCATCGACTCCTATGGAAACAATACAGTATAAATTTTCATCCCATTGTTCAACCAATGTCCATGTTTTAGTAGTAGGATTCATATACAGGACTGATTGCAAATAACCCTGACTATTTCCTATAACTCGCATAGAGGAAAACTTTAGTACGGGTTGTTCTTGATATTTTGTTAAAACAGGGGTTAATTCCTGTTCAGTAACACATACTAGTTTTGTTGGATAGACTACTTCTGCTTGAGCAAATAACGGTGAAAAGAAAGCCGCTACTAGCGACAATCTTAGTATATCTAGTAACGGCTTCATAATTTAGCTCCTGAATATATAGTTATTTATTGGCTAACGGGTTATCCATGGCTTTCTGTATCTTAGTGTCTACTTCTTTGCGCAACTGCCTAATATCCTGATCAACTTCTCTCTGTTGTTGTTTAGAACTACGTTCTACTGTCTCTACGACTTGTTCAAGTTTACGCAAATCCTGCTTTAAATCATTTTTAATATCACGTGTGTAGTCTGTGGTTTTTTGACTGTTTTCTTCAATTACTGACAGACGCTTGTCAAACTCGCTTAAATCTGGTGCTACATATTTGGCTATTTTTTCCTTCATATCTATATAGCCCTTATATACTTCAAATGCTCCATAGAGTCCTCCAATTACAGATGATATAATACCCGCGGCAATCATAAGTTTGGCCGGAGTAAAACTATACCCACCTATGCTTATTACTGTGTCCTTGCTGGTAATCTCCTGTAATTTATCTACTGCTTTGTTTAGATCTTTATCTTCTGCCACTTGCTCCTCTCCTTATTGAGACAATGGATTGTCCAATGCTTTCTTAATTTTGTCATCTACTTCTTTTCTTAACGCACGTATTTCAGCTTGCGTTTCTTTTTGATTTCTAGCCATCTCTTGATTATTACGAGCTATTTCTTGATTAATTTCTTTAACAGTCTGATCGCTATATCTTCTAACTTCTTTAAGAGTACCGTCAACATCTCTCTTTATCTCCTTGACCGTTTGGTCAGTATCTCTTGCAGTTTGTTTAGAACTACGTTCAACATTTTCAACTACATTTTCTAGTCTACGGACATCATTCTTTAAATCAATCTTGATGTTGTCAGTGTATTCGACCATCTTGCTGGTGTTGGCATCTAACACTTCCATCTTCTTATAGATTTCAGTTAAGTCGGGTGTGACATACTCGGCAATCTTTTTCTTCATGCCCATGTAATCCTTGTACACTTCAAAACATCCATATAACCCACCCAGTGTTGATGAAATCAGCGTAGCTGCTACCATAAGTTTAGCAGGAGTAAATTCATAGCCGCCGATACTGATAACAGTGTCTTTGCTGGCATATTTTTTCATTGCTGCATCTGCTTCGTCAATTTTTTTGTTTACGTCTACTTTTTCTTCGCTCATTTTATTTTGTTCCTCTAAAAAAACCCCAAGGGTCATGTAATTTTTTTTCTACCTTTTTAGGTTCTTTATAATACCAAACGGCCACTGACACTAGCACTAACACTTCTAATAGATAAAAAATCATAAATGCTTCAAACATTTTATTGTCCTGAAATATTATATTGTTGTTCTATCATTCTTTGGTGTAGTGCATCACTACCTCCAGACAAACCTCTTAACAACCTTTGATTATCAACAGTTCGCTGTCCTCGATAAATTTCTTTACTTTGATAAAACTGTGCATCTTTTAATTGTGAATTAAGATATTGATTAAAATCCATCGGTGCTTTTGCTAATGTGGTAGGATCTGGTCCTCCCTCCATACCTTCTACTGCTCCACCTCTTCTTACACTAGGTCCTGCCTTTTGATTAGTATCTGGAACTGTTTGAATTGGTGTTATCAGTAAATTAATATTATCAGTTGGTCCGGAAGATTTTTGTGCAGTATTATTTTTGCCTTCATCCTTTTTATCTTCAAACTTGTCATCATTAAATGATTGAGATCTATTATTTTGTAAAGTTAATCCAGAACCTAATGCTATACTAGTTCCGTCATTAGGACCTATACTAGCTTGACTCATTACTATTGCTTGTTCTGATGTAGCCAATGCTGTACGTTCTGTAGCTGCCACTGCTGCCATGGCTACAGCAAGAGCTCTAGGATCTACACGTTTTCTGTCAGATTCTCTATTGGCGGTTTCTCTATTGGCGGATTCTGTTTTATTTTCTTCTCTTGTCGATTCTTTTATTGCTTCTTTAGTAGAAGCAGTTTGACCAGTGGGTATGCTAATTTGACCGCTGGTAGTTAATTCAACTCCGCCCACATCTGTAGTCACAAGTGTTTCAGTTCTAGTAGGATCGGCCAATGATACTGTTGGTGACGATGCTTGTGCAGTTGAGGTTGAAGATGTAGGGATTGGCGAACTGGTCGTTGTTGCAGTTTCCGTTGATTCGGTTTGTTTATCCTGCAGATCTTTAAGAACTTTTGCCTGTGCATAACCAGGGCATTGTGTATTATAAAGTGCATTCAACGAACATTGATTATTAAAGAAAGCCTGTGCGTAACCTGGACATCCTGGATCGTATAATGCATTTATTGAACACTGCTGTGAATAATAAGCCTGCGCATAACCAGGGCAAGTGGGATCATACAAAGCATTGATTGAACATTGTTGTGTATAATAAGCCTGTGCGTAACCCGGACATGTACTATCATATAAGGGATTTATTGAACATTGATAATTTTTAAATGCTTCTGCATATCCAGTACAGGATACACTACTAAGAGGATTTATCACGCATTGATCAACTGAATATCTTAGACTAAAATTAACATTATTAATTTCTGGACCGTAAGGTCCTGCCCACCCATTATTATCACGACCAACAAATCCATAAGTAACATTTCCTAATGTACTAGCAGAGTATGGTGTTGTAAAATTTCTTGAAAAATTAAAGTTAGTCCAATTAAATTTGTAGTTTAGATCATATGAATCATACTCTACTACGCTACCATTAGAGTTTTTAAAATGCACATAAGCGTTTAGATAATCTACGCGACCATCGTCCCACCCATTACCATTCTTAGCCATAAAACTAAAAGTATATCCGTTAACTTGTAATCCAGTACCGGAATTAGGTAACACATTTGCTATGGCCTGGCTCTGATATAAGTCTGTCGTACCAAATGAGAAGTTTATACTTCCACCCGGACGAACAATTGCGTTTGGTCCACAATATCCTGGATTGCCCCAACTCCAGCAGGTGAGATTGTCTTGATACACTCCCCCAACCCAAGGAGTCGTTCCGGAACCAGCAACAGTAGGAAGAACTATGTTGCCGGTGGTATACTCAACGCCAGGTTCTTGAGCGTTAGAATAGTGCGAAAAGCAGAGCGCCAAGCAAAGCGCCGAAGCCAGTTTTCTTATAGAAATCATCACTCTTTGGTTCCTCAGTTTTTGGCCACTTGTTAGGATTTTCATTCCATGCTACACGAGCCTGTTCACCAATCACACCTTCATAAGGACAAGGTGTGCCAGCATTCCACATAGCATCAAAAACTCTACGATCCTGACACATTGTAGCTACCGCAGCAACTTTCATTCCCATATCATAAAGTGTCTTGGCGTTTTTTAATCTTTCGCAATTCATATCTCTTACTGTACCACCACTACTGACACCTAATATTTGTGTTTGAACAGCACCACTGGTTCCTGTAGTACATAAATCATTATTGCCACCGCTCATCATTGCAGGTGCAATGGCAGTTGGTGGAGGTTGAATTACTTTTTGTGTAATATTACTGTCATTAATATTACGATTGGTCATATCACCACTGTTGATATTTTGATTTACATTATTGTTTTGATTGGTACTGGTTGCTGTACTGGTACTAGTGTTTACATTAGTATTATTATTTGTATTAGTGTTAGCACTGGTTGTATGACCGGTATTAATATTGTTGTTGGTATTAACACTCGTACTAGTACTGGTATTTTGGTTTACATTGGTATTGACACTATTACTGTTAACTGTACTGGTGTTTATATTATTATTAGTGTTGGTACTGGTGCTGTTAACCGTGCTAGTACTTGTTGAGTTATTATTGGTATCTACTAAACTTTTACTATCATACGTTGTTTGCGAAAATGCAGGGGTGGTTAAAGATCCCAGCAATACGCCCGTTATTATTATTTTTTTCATTTTTTCTCGCTCCCGGGATATTGGGTTATTATTATTTAAGGAGAAGAGGAGAGATATTAAAACACTAGATTATGGTGTCTTAATTAAATTTAATTTTTTAATGTAATTGTACGAGGTGTACCAAATAACCTCATAGCCGATGACACTTTACGATCAAATCCGCCACCACTTTTATTGTATTGTGGAAGAAACCATTGGCCATTACGATCTTGACGCATACCAATATCCCGAGCGGCCTGCGTGTCATCTACTTGAAAGTAGTGAAGTTTGATAAGCTGTGGTTTTGATTCTATTTCTGTAAAACGCATTGAATATTTAGTTTATTTCTGGAAATAAACAATCTTGAATAAAATGCTTAACATCTTCTTCACTAAGCCCCAAACTAACCATAACTCTAGGGGTGTGCGGATTTTGTTTTTGATTCTGTGCGTAATAATTTTGCTCAAACGTTGTATCTGCAACTTTGTGATTTGTTTCGCCTACTGTTTCTAAATAATGATTTACTAGAATGTTCGCTAGACCGCTAATTTGAGATAATTCTGATTCTTCTTGCACATTGCCAGCGGCCACCATGTGTGAACTGAATATACGTTGCGCCCATTCAGGTAGTTCACGTTTGCGGATCCATTCGTATCTACTGACTTCTTCAGCAAAATATTCGATCATAGGATGCTGTTTATCAGCTGTTGGGCTGTAGTCTATAAAACAACCTGTGATTTTATTTTTTCCTGCAATTACATCAAATCCAAAAATAGGAGCAGGATTGTGTATGTGAGGAAAGATGCAGCAATGCATCATCCAAAGGCCCTTTGAGGATCGGGCGTCAACTACGTCGACATGAGCTCTGCGATAATGATCGCTGCACCAAACTCTATTTACCCAACCCGGTTGATTAAATCTTTCCATTCCGGGCTCAAAAGTTTCAATGCCTGTCTCTGAAAATCTTTTTTCTAACAGTTTTTGTATTTCAATTAGACTGTTCCAGACCTGACTCATTATACAATTCTCTCATCATTTTAATGGCCCATTCAAACGCAACTCTTGCTTCGTCTCCTAGGTCATCAGTTAGTTCTGCACGTATGGACATTTTTAATGCATCTGCATCTTTAAAATCATAAAAACGACCTTTGCTAATATGTGCTACTTGTTTTTTAATTATTTGACCACCATACAGATCTCCCATATGTCGACAATATAGATGAGCTTTGATTTTAGGACGATGCGCAGGATCACGAACTAAATTTAAGAGATAGTTGTAATAGTCTATAGTTCCAGGTAACCATTTGTAATTGTGATCAACACCTGCGATCTCAATAAAGTCTTGATAGATTGCGTGTGTTCTTTCTAAACCAGGAAGATTTTTAAAATTGCCTTCTACTCGATTACCTAACTCTATAGCATTATAAATTAATACTAACTGATAAAGGTAGTTGGCATAATCTTCTTTAGTAATTTTTCCGCTAAGTAACATCTTAGCAAATTGGGTTGTTTCTGCTTCGTGATGAAGATCTTTGGTAATTTCTTTTAAACTCATAGTTTTTTATTTACTTAGGCCCGTATCTCAGTATCATCATTGTGGCATCTATTTCTTTATCTAATTTTATACAAAATGTATGAATTGTTTTTTCATATTGCCAACGCTCACCTACTGGCCCTAGAATTTCTGTAAAGAAGCTTATAAAATTCTTTCTTCCTTTTTTACCCAAATTATATCTTCTAAGGTCGTGAAAAATTATCCAAAAAGAAAACCGACTAGTTTCAGCGTTCATATATCGTATGAACTTAAACTCGTCGGCTGTCATTTATTTGTCTTCTTCGATTGTAATTTGTAAAGGATGACCGTGTTGTCTGCAAACGGTTGTTGCATCAATAGACTTTTGTTCTGCAATTTCGTGTGTGTATAAACCAACAACAGCACTGCCCGTGTTGTGTATTTCTATTGTGATCTGCTCGGCAGATTGTTCACTGTGCCTAAAAATAGTAACCAAAAGAGCAACAACAAATTCCATGGGAGTATAATCATCGTTTAAGAATACTACCTTCCAATGATTGGGTGGTTGAGTTTCAACTGTCTTTGTTACTTCTTTGATTTTAGTTTCTACGTCTGCCATATTTCCTCTGTAGGTTAATTAAGGGGAAGTTTCCTTCCCCTTAATTATATTACTTAATGTCTACAATGTCAATGACTTTCGGTTTCGCAGACTCTGGAACATTACGGACCAACTTAATGGTTAACATACCATTTTTGGTTTCCGCTCCAGTAACTTCAATATGTTCTGCTAGAGGAAATTCTTTAACAAAATCGCGAGTAGCAAGACCGCGATGAATGTATTGTTCTGGCGCATGATCTGTAGCCATGCTTTCACCTTTAACAATAAGAATTCCGTCCTCTACAGTAACAGAAATTTCTGTTTTATCAAATCCAGTAACTGCTAATTGAATCTCATACTGATTTTCACCAGTTTTAAGAATGTTGTGAGGTGGATAGTTATTAGATACACTATTAGAAAAACGTCTTTCCATTTGATCAAACAGTGTGTCAAATCCAATAAGAGCTCTGTTAAGAGCTGTAATTTGTGCTAACTGATTATTATTCATATTAATCTCCTTTTAAAGTAAGAATATGAGCTTTATGCTCAATGTTGCGGCCCATTAGGTACCGCAACATTATACACACATATGTGTATTCTTAAGATGCCTTGCCTTCAGTTGCTGTAAAGGAAGCATCGATCACTTCACCATCAGTTGGCTGCGGTGCAGATTGTTCTGCTTTGGCAGCTTCGCGTTTGGCTTTAATTTTTTCAAACAAAGGTTTTGCAGCATCGGCTACATTGAAAGGACCTTTCTTAATTTCTTCAATGTCACTATTATCATTGACTAATTTTTCAGCAGCCTCTAGTGCATCTTCAATTATTTTCCATTCTTCTTCTGTAGCAAGATCTTTTTCTGCTTCTAATTCTCTGCGAATTGTATACAGTTCAGATAATGCACCATTACGTGTTTCAATAACTTCACGTGCTTTTTTATCTTCTTCTGCATATTGTTCTGCTTCAGCGATCATACGTTTGATTTCATCTTCAGTAATGCCGCTATTAGCTTTAATGGTAATTTTATTTTCTTTACCAGTATTTTTGTCTTTGGCACTTACGCTTAAAATACCATTAGCATCAATATCAAATGTAACTTCAATTTGAGGCATACCACGTGGTGCTGGATCAATACCTTCAAGATTAAATTCGCCTAACAATTTGTTATGATGTGCCAATTCGCGTTCTCCTTGGAACACACGAATAGTAACAGCAGGTTGATTGTCATCAGCTGTACTGAAAATTTGATTTGCCTTAGTTGGAATAGTAGTATTCTTAGCAACCAGTTTGGCCATTACACCGCCTACTGTTTCAATACCCAAAGTTAATGGAGTAACATCTAACAATAGGACATCTTTACGATCACCACCCAACACAGCACCTTGGATAGCAGCACCAACTGCTACTGCTTCGTCTGGGTTAACATCTTTACGTGGCGCTTTTCCAAATAAACGTTCTACTTCTTCTTGTACCTTTGGCATGCGAGTTTGGCCGCCAACTAGAATAACTTCGTCGATCTGATCTGCGGTAACTCCGGCATCTTTCATAGCAATACGACAAGGTTCTAATGAACGTTGAATTAAATCGTCAACTAACTGTTCCAATTTTGCCTTGGTAATTTTTACCACTAGATGTTTAGGACCACTAGCATCGGCAGTAATGTATGGAAGATTAACTTCAGTTTGTGTAGAATTAGATAATTCAATCTTAGCTTTTTCAGCAGAGTCCTTAAGACGTTGTAGTGCCAACATATCTTTAGTTAGATCAATGCCTTGCTCTTTCTTAAATTCCTCAACCAGATAATCCATAATGCGCTGGTCAAAGTCTTCACCGCCTAAGAATGTATCGCCGTTTGTTGACAATACTTCAATTTGTTTGTCGCCTTCGACGTTGGCAATCTCAATGATACTGATATCAAATGTGCCACCACCTAAGTCATACACCGCAATCTTACGATCAGCTTTGTCTGTCTTGTCAACACCGTAGCTTAATGCAGCCGCAGTAGGTTCGTTAATAATACGTAGAACTTCTAAGCCAGCGATTTGACCGGCATCTTTAGTTGCCTGTCTTTGACTATCATTGAAGTAAGCAGGCACTGTAATAACAGCCTGTGTAACTTCATGCCCTAAATAGTCCTCTGCAGTCTTTTTCATCTTGCGAAGAACTTCTGCAGACACCTGTGGAGGTGCCATTTCTTTTCCTTGTGCGCGAATCCAAGCATCACCATTTGTTGCCTTGACAATTTCATAAGGCATTAGGTCAATGTCCTTCTGAACAGCCTGTTCATTGAACTTACGTCCAATTAACCGCTTAGATGCATAAATTGTGTTTTTGGGATTAGTTACCGCCTGACGCTTTGCTGAAGCACCTACTAAAATATCGCTGTCTGTATAAGCAACAATACTCGGAGTTGTTCTTGCGCCTTCTGAGTTTTCAATTACTTTGGATTTGCCGTTTTCAATAACAGCTACACATGAGTTTGTGGTACCCAAATCGATACCGATGATTTTTGACATATTTTTCTCCTTAAAAAGTAAGAATTTAATGAGCACTGAGCTCGTTACAATTAGCCCATTGGGTGCTAATTGCGTTTTTATTTATCTCGTAAAGACATCATTAAATTGCATATTGACCCTAATAAATGTAGTACATTTAGATAATTGTTTAAGACTTGCAGCACCTACATATGTGCAAGAACTACGCAGTCCGCCCAACATATCCAAAATTGTACTTTGGACCGGGCCCTTATACGGTACTCTTACCGTACGTCCTTCTGATGAACGATATTCAGCTATGCCACCATGATGCTTGTTCATAGCAGTATTTGAACTCATTCCATAGAATTCTACATATTTTTTAATTTCATAATCATTTGAAAACATATCTTTTTGAAGTTTTGAAAGTTCGTGCATTTCTTCAATAACTTCACCGCCGCCCTCATCATGACCGGCTAACATGCCTCCTAACATTACAAAGTCTGCTCCGGCGCCAAACGCCTTAGCAATGTCACCGGGACACACACAACCACCATCAGCAATAATATGGCCGCCGAGACCATGAGCAGCGTCAGCACACTCAATAATAGCACTGAGCTGAGGATAACCGACGCCAGTTTGTATCCTAGTTGTACAAACACTGCCTGGACCAATGCCCACTTTGATAATATCTGCTCCACGTAAAATTAACTCCTGTGTCATGTCTGCGGTAACAACGTTACCTGCGATAATTGTGTGATTAGGAAATGCCTCACGCACTTCTTCTACATAGTCCCCGAAGTGTTCGCTATATCCATTTGCTACATCTATACAGATAAATTTTATTTCGGAATAAGAATTAAGTATGTTACTTAATCTTTCAAAGTCCTTTTCGGAAGTCCCTGTGCTTACTGCGAAATGATTGCCTCCTATATCTTGTACGGTTGTTTCAAAGTATACCGTACTGATATTCTTAACTAGGCAAGTGAACATTTTGTGTTGATATAGAGCATGAGCCATTTCTAGTGTACCAACACCGTCCATGTTACTGGCCATAATCGGAACTCCTGTCCACTCGGCGCGACTGTGTTTAAATTTGTAAGTCCTTGTTAAGTCAACTTCTTTGCGACTTGATAAAGTACTGCGCTTAGGACGAATAAGAACATCTTTGAAATCTAATTTGATTTCATCTTCGATTCTCATCTTGAATCCTTTAATGGAGAAAGCAATTGGCCGTCTAATGTCGACGATGTTCGCAATCTACGGAAAACATTTTGCACACCAATTGCTTGATTATAAGAATCGTGTAACGCATGGTGAGCTAATACTTCAGGGCGGTCTGGATTGATACCAAGATCAAAAATTGTTCTAGTATCTCTTACTTGCCAGAAACTCCAAGGGTAACCTTTTCCCATTTTGCGAAATACTGTTTCTAAAATAACAACGTCAAAGCCAGCACCGTGACTCCATACACGTTTAGCACCCCAACAGAATTTATAAAGTTGATTCATAGCACTAACAATATCAACTCTACCTTCGGTTCCAAATGCTTCGTCTTGAGCTGCTTGACTTTGTTTTGCCCACCATTCAAGAGTATCTTGTGATGTAGCTAATCCTAACCGATCACAACTGTCAATATCTACACGTAGATAAAAACTTTCCATTGCTGGTTCTTTTAATTCTTGCCCAAACGGATCAAATTTCACTGCGCCAATACTTAAAATTGCAGCATCAGGAGTGGTGGCAAGGGTTTCGAGGTCTATCATTATATCTGAGTTCATAGTACTATTATAAACTACTTTCTTTCAGATGTCAATAGAGTTTAGGTGGTAATTCTTGTGAACGTAATTGTTTGCGCCAACGTGCCTTAGCCGCTGATTTTTTACGCTTACGTTCTGTAGTAGGTTTTTCGTAAAATTCTTTTTTACGGAGGGTGTCAAGTGTGCCGGATTCTTCTATTTTTTTCTTAAAACGTCTAAGAGCACGATTAATATCTTCGCCATCTTTAACTGTAACTACACTACCAGAAGGTTTATTCGTAAATTTGTTCATATTTCCTGATATATTCTAATAAAGTATCTTTAAAATCTGTTGCATCATATATATCTCTAATATTTACGAGAGATAAATTTCTGAGAGGACCAAAATAAAACGAATTTGGTTGTGCAGCTAGATATCCATTTATCTCTCCACATTCTGTACTTGCATTAAAGACAATTAGATTACTTTTTGTCTTTTTATCAAATAACCATTTTTCGTCATCTCCATCGTTCCAAACATATACAACAGTGTCAACTATATATTCCATATCATTTACGATGTCAGAAAGAAACTGTGTTTGATCTACGGTTAGATTTACGCACAATATTCTAAAAGCATCTACCAGTATATCATCTGGCTCAGTAACCAAAGTAATTTTATTCATTAGATTTTAGATAATACTTCTGCAACGATTTCAGCATCTTCGACTGACAAGTCTTCCGGTTTTATTTCACGAGACCGCAATTTTTTAATAAACGTCATAATTCTAATTAGCTCGGGATCTTCTTCATTATAAATTTCTAGATCCAAAGAACTTAAATTGTCTTTGTTTAGATTTCTATATATTCTATCGCGTGGGGTAAAGTTATCTTCTACTGGTTGTCTTTCTTTAATTTTTTTCCAAACTGTAGAATTGCTTTGTTCGCTGTTCTGTTGATAGCCTTCTATTCTAAGCGGCTCTTTTTGACCTGTTCCTTGCCTTCCTTCTCGAACCAAGTCAACTCTTTTTTTTTGGTCTCTTCTTCGTCCGCCCACTCTTTAGCTTTTTCGGCTTCTTCAGTTTGAGGATTTTCCTCAGCCCATTTCTTAGCTTCTTCAGTTGCAATTAGTTCTTCTTTAAGCCTGTTGGCTTCTTCCTCTGCAGCTTTCTCTGCCTCCTCAATCATTTTATTCCATTGATCAATAGGCATTGGAGTTTCTTCCAATTCTTCTACTTTTTCTTTAACACGATTTTCAGCTTTTTTCAAAAAATCTGGAGTATCTAAAGGATTAACTGTTGCATCCGGAAATGGATCTACATTGTTAGGTTTTTCTGTCGCAACTTTTTCTAGATCAATAGATTCATTATGACGATCTTCGGCTTCAACAAGAGTATCTATCTTAGCAGGAAATGGCCAAGGTGCTGGAGGTACTTCAGGTGGAAGTACCGGACCTTTTACTCCATTAGAAAAGTCATACTCATCGTGCATTTCATCGTTGACTTTTTTCTGTTCGCGATTCCACTGGAATGTCATTTGTGCTGCCAACAACATGATAACTGCCAATGGATCAAACACAATAACAATAAGGATAATTACCCAGGTAACAGCTTTCTCTAGCATGTTTACATCGGCACCTTTATCACCGTAGATAAACTTAGCAATATATTTTAGAGGGCCAACTTCTGCTTCTACTTTACGAACTTCTGCTGCAATTGGAGAACGTTCTGCTTGTAACTGAGAAATATTTTTTTGAGCTTTGGCAATATCTGCTTGCAATGCTGCACGTTCTTTTGCTTGATTACGACGAATTTGTACAGCACGTTCTGCTCCTCGATCAGTGTCTGTACGACCCAACATTTGATCAACTTGTGCATCCATTTGGCTCAAAGCTTTCTTGGCTGCGTCTATGTTATCTCGTTCTGTTTTAATTTTTTCGTCATACACAGCAATCTTACTTTGTACATCGCCGCTGACTAAATTTTGATCGGTATGTGCCTTTGACAGAAATCCAAAGATACCCATAGAAGTAATAATCATCAATACTACTACAGAAATACTCATGTAGTATTTCATAAAACGTGGAGCACGTTCCCAGTTGGCTTTTAACCAGCTGGCGCAAACTAGTTTGGCAACCTCTAACGTTGTTCCCATAATATAGATAGGAATAACAGCCGCAGAGAAAATAGCGGCCAAACCAACTACTGAGTAGTAGATTGCGACCGCTGAAATTGTTAAACCAGTTAGTAGTAGTAGATAGGCTAGTAGCATTAAGCTATTATGCATTCACCAAGGTAACTGTGTCAACCAGTGTCACTGTCACATCAGTATGAGCAACCTTTGGAGTTACTGGGGATGCAACTGTAACCGTTTCTTGACCACCACCGATGCCGTCATAAACTCTAGCAGACTTTTGAAATACGTCTGTTGATGAATTAACAGCAGTAGAAACGTTAGTTAGATAATCGGCATATCCTTTAGTAATACCACGAACTATCATTTCTTTAACAGCTAATGCAGTTGTGGTACAACTAGTTGCACTGCCAAGAGTTTCATGATCAGTCATTTTGGCTGCTCCACCGGAAATTCTTCCCTCGGCAATTAACTGAGCTTGAACACCAGGCAATACAAATGCATCACGATCATATCTAACTGTGAAAGAAAGTGCAGTAGTAACATCATCTGCTACATCTAGAGTTGATGGGCCTGCTTCTGTAGCAGTAACATCTAAAATTTGGCAATCACTGTGCTTTGACAGGTTGCTGATAATTGCTTCCCAACGTAAGTTACCTCTAGCACGACGTCTTGAATTTGCTAAAGTTGTGTTCATTGTTGCGAAAGAATCGCCGCTATCAGGTTCAACACTACCCGAAGTCGTATTAGCGGCTGTGGAATCATAACCACTAAGATCAATAGTTACTCTATAAAAATTAGGACTTAGTTGGTTTGTGTCTTGTTGGAATCCTGAGGCCATAAAAATATCTCCTTAATGTTATATTTATTCATTGACCCACATCCACCTGTCGTTTGTCTTATTATAACAGGCCGTATTTTTTAGGCGTTTTTCAGTTTCATGGGCAATTACTCTAATATATATCCTTCTGCAATAACCATTGCCTGAGGGATATGTCATAATTGGGGTAGATTCGCCGCTGGCATTTCCTCTAAACCAACGTACACTTTGCCCATTATCTGCGTACATTATCGCATGGGTTATGCTTTGGTGATAAGCTACACTTTCTTCAGTTGATAGTGTTTTAAACCATCCAAAACTAAGATCAGAAAGACGATTTATAAAATCACCACCTGAATATTCAAAAAATTTAGGATTATTAAAATCAGATGCTAATGCATTACTGAACATTAATGATTTCCCAATTACGACCGTCAAAACAACTAATCGCACGATACGGAACATCTTTGCCTCCAACTTTCATATAACTAGTAAAATAACCACAATTGTCCGCCATACCTAGACGTTTTGAAGTTACACGTTCAACCTGATCATCAGTACATTTGACAGTAGTCTCACTATTAACAGTATCACCGTTCTTAGATTTTATTGTTTGATAAGTGTGACAATACTGCGGCTTTTCGGCTGCAATTTTAGGGGCAGAACTACAGCCCGCTAAAATTACAGCGGTAGCAGCAATAATCAATAATTTCATTATTGTGCTTTCTGTTTAGCTTCGTTCATCAATTGTTCAAATGTAGACTTTTTCATTTCAAGCCGTACATAAGTGTAGTGGCGTCCATTCATCGTAAAGTGGCCTTTTTCGGTCTTGACGTGACGACGAATAGCAGTATCAGTAACTTTGTAAGAAATCAGTGTACGAGTAGTTTTCTTATCGTCTTTGATATCAATTACAGTTTCAGAGTTTACTGTACCATTAATGCGTTTTGCAAAGTTATTCATTGCAATTGCATCCATTTGCTCTTCAGCAGCCTGTGCGTATGCTGATTCACCTGCACCGCAGGCATAGACATAGTCTTCTTTCCACCAGAACCAGCCTTTGATGCCTTCTTGTGCGCAATCCTGATACCAACTAGGTTGAGCATAAGTTTTACGTTCTGGAATATCTTTCATAGACGAACAGCCTGTAATAGCCGCTGCCATTAAGCCTACTAAAATTGCCTTTTTCATAATGCCTCTTTCTGTGTGTGTTAAGACAGTTACTAATATAACACCGCAGTCGACCAAAGTCAACTACGGTGATTACCAAAATTACTTAAAGAAAATCAGTGACATGAATACAGCTTGAAGAATAAAACCAAATCCAATTGTTGCTACATTGAGCATGTCTTTGATTAACACGGCTCTAAAGAACAACAAGGTTAGTCCACCCCAAACCATTAGAATGATATCAACGCCAGGTAGCTTGTCAGTTAATCCCATCATAACTGCAAGAAACGTTGGCAAGGTTGATGCATGAATCACAATAGTAGCTAACCAACCCAAAGCTTCGCTACTGATGTGACTTAATTTGGTAGATAAAAATTCTCTGCATTTATTAAACAACAACTCAAACTTTTCCATTCTTAATCCTTATTTGTAAAATATATGACGACCAATTTTGCCAATCTTTTCTCTACCCCATTGAGGGTTCACGTAATCAGCATGATAATACATGGCTTCTTTCATAACGTCAAGTCTAAAGTTTTCTAACAATACTTTTTTAGCAACACGATATGATTCGTCGTACATTTCTTTGCTACGAATTGGTTTGCTTTTACCGTGACCTTCGCAGTACCAACTAAATTGGCAAACTACTTTTTCATAGAAAACATTCTTTTGGTATATAACACCGCAAATATCATTTGGGAATTTGCCGCTGGATGCACGGTTCATTGTAACCTGTGCTACCGCAACTTTACCCTCAAATGGTTCGCTGGCCGCTTCGTGATAGATATTTCTAGCCAAGCAATCTAACTGACGCTCACGTTCACGAATTGTGACAACATCAGAATAAGAAACTCCTGCTGTCTGTTTTAATTGATTTAGTTTTACGGCTGTAACAGCTTTAATAGACATTACTGTTAGTACTAACCCAATAATCAAAATTATAGGTTTTATTACTTTTTCCATTTTGTATCTCCTTTCATTTGGTGTAATACGAACTTCATATTACATTACATTAAGGGAGTAAACTTCACGAGGCTCTAAATGAAGAACCCTGGGTTCGTGTAGTTGTCTCCATTGGACGCACAATCTCATAACTTGTGTGCCTTTGGAGCCTTGACCGCCCGAATCTCACGGGTTTCCAATTGGCCAAGACTCGCGGAACCGTTTCAGCTTTTGACATACTTTGGTTCTACTATCTTAGTTTCTTTGCGAAACGTATTTTTATATAGCATATATCACTCATTTTGGTACTAAAATGTGGTATTATCGCCTCATTTTGGCAATTTCTACAGCTTCTTCGTCTGAAAAAATTGGAACAGCATTACTTTTATGCATAGTGCCAATACCTTTAACTTTTGTACCAGTATAAACTTTCTGCTCTGGTTTAGTACAAGGTCCAGCAGTAAAAGGAAGACTAGGAATCTTTGGAGTCTCTCTTATAGGTGCTGATTTGGCCTTTAATGGTTCAAATTTTTTCTGTTTACTAGTTTTTGGCACATCATACTTTTCTAACAACGACTGCCAAGAATCTTGTAACTCGCGAGACTTACGTGCTTCTTCAGCATTACGAAATTTACGTTTGCTTTTTTTCTTGCCTGTGGTACTGAGCCACGGACCTTCCAAATGCATACTCAAAGTATATCTCCAAAATTAGTTACTGAGCATATAGTATAACATATTTGCAATAAAAGTCAAGAAAAAACCCGCCGGAGCGGGTTTTGATTTTTGATACTATGTATTAGCGATTAGCGATGTACATAGTGATCTCAAAACCATAACGCATCTCGGTTGCTTCTGGCTTGGTCCACATAATGCTTCTCCTTTTTAACAACAATAAAAACATACTATTGCAACAGTATGTATCTGCATTATATGATAAAAACTACCAGAAAACCATAGTGAAATTCATTAAAATAGGCTAATTGATCTGTTTACCCCACTCAATTTTTAGCCAAAATCGTTCATGTATGTAGTGGGCAACAGTCATAAAAATATTAATAACGATAGCTCCTGCCAATCCTGTCCATGCCGCAGTTATAAGAGTTGCGGTAATTCTCCATGTAATTGCTCGTGTTAGTGTTCGTTTGTGTGTTTCCATTTAGTGTGTCCAAAAAAAAGCCCCATTAGATGGGGCATTATAAATGCCAAGTTATTTATTAAAAACTTAGTTGGCTTCTAAACATAACAGCACGTTCGCCGTTTACACGACTACCTGAACTGCCTACTAGACTATCAAATTTTGTGTCTACATAATTTAACATAAAACGTAGGTTGTCTGTGCAGAACCAGGTAACACCATATGTCATAGCAGTAGCACGATTTGATTTGCCGGTAGCTACAGTAATGTCACTGGCATCAAACTCACTCATACGTACACCAACTTGCCATGCACCACGACCACCTTTGTCCAAAGGATTAGCAGGTTTGATCCAACCAAATGCGCCATCTTTATATGAGTGTGACTCACCTGTTAGATTATACACAGCTTGCACATAGTATCCATTTATTTTCTGATCGTTACCTGTTGCAGGATCATAATTAAATTGAAAATGTTCGCCTTGCACCTTAAATGCATTATAAGCAAATGCAGCTTCGAGGCCTTGACGTGTTCTTGTAGTTGCACCGCTAAGAGCAGATCCTGTAAACCATCCTGATTGCATACGTGATTCTGTTCTACCACTTGCTGGAGCTACACCGCTTTTGATTTCACCTGTACTATAAGCGGCACCTAAATGTGCTGTATATGCTTTGCTTCCGGTTAGTTCAGCGATGTTTGTAGTTACACGACTAATGTAGTCAAAGCCATCAAACTCGGCACTCTTATTGCTCTTACCTCTGCTTAATGCTAGAGCGTATGTTAAGCCAGGCTTAGGAATACCATGTAACATAAATCCAGTTTCTTTAGCAGGTATAAACTCTGTATCATTTTGACCAATTAAACTGCGTTCCATAAAGTCAAGATTGTTTGAACTTGTTAACTGCTCAAGACTGAATGGCATCTTGAATAAACCAAATTGAAACTGTGCTTCTGGATTTGCAGCATAGTTGACCCACATTTCATCTGCTGTACTCGATGTTGAACTAAAACCATCACTGGCACCAAAGTTTGCTAATAATTGATATTTGAAATCTTTGGCAAACTGACCTCTTACTCCAAATCTGGCTCGTCGTGCTTCAGCAGTATTCTGGTACGAATCTGTGGTTTGACCTGTACCGTAATCCGGGGAGTACTGACGATAGTCCATATGTAGTCGACCTGTAAGCTGGACGGTGTTGCCGCCATCTTTGCTTTTGAGTCCAATTCCGTTTTCTGTGACTGATCCGTCATTAACTCTGGCCTGTCTGTATTTGACTGAGTCGCTGACATCTCTGTCAATTCTCTGTTCAATAAACTTTTTGTTTTCTTCTTTTTCTTCATATTCTTTAAGTTTAATATCATATTCTTTCTGTGTAAGAATATTTTTATTTTTTAGAATTTCAAGTGTGTCTTTGTATTCGTCTGCGTGTGCAGGTGCAGGTATAAATGCTGTCACAGATGACGCCAGCATTACCTTAAGTAATGTTTTCATTTTAAATCCTTATAAAATAGATCCGCCAGTGATCACTGGCGGTGGGTACTGCTTACTTCCAAATAGCGTTGCTATCCTTATCTTTTAACTGAGTCTTCCAATGATTCTGTACTAATGTAATAACAGATTGTGGAAGATGTACATATTCTAAATCTGTAGCCATCTGCCCGCCGTTCTTGTAACTCCAATCAAAGAACTTAAGAACTGCACGACCTGTTAGTGCATCCTCTTGTTGCTTATGCATGAGAATGAAACTGGCACCTGTAATAGGCCAAGCGTCCTTGCCTTTTTGGTCTGTTAGCAATAGATAGAACCCTGGAGCATTTGCCCAGTCTGCACCTGCTGCCGCTGCCTTGAATGTATCATCGCTAGGCTGTACAAAGTTGCCATCACGATTTTTGACTTGTGCGTGTGGAATCTTGTTGCGTTTAGCATAGGCATATTCTACATAACCAATACTATTTTTTAGTTGTTGGACCACAGCACTTACACCTTCATTGCCCTTACCACCTACACCCATTGGCCATTTGACTGCGGTGCCGTCTTTGACTTTATCTGCCCATTCTTTATTAGTCTTGCTTAACCAGTTAGTCCATATAAAGGTTGTACCTGAACCATCACTGCGGTGAACCACAGAGATATTTGCATTAGGTAATTTTAATCCTGGATTGATTGCTGTGATGCTGGGATGATCCCACTTGACGATCTTACCCATATAGATGTCAGCAATAATGTCTGAGGTAAGTTTAAGTTGTCCTGCACCAATACCATCAATGTTTACAATCGGCACAACTCCGCCAATGATTGCAGGGAATTGCATTAGACCGTCTTTGTCTAATTCGTCTTGTTTTAGTGGCATGTCACTGGCGCCAAAATCTACAATCTTAGCTTTGATTTGACGGATGCCGCCGCCTGAACCAATTGATTGATAGTTGAGTCCGATGCCTGTTGCTGCTTTATATGCTTCGGCCCATTTTGAATAGATAGGATAAGGAAATGTTGCCCCTGCTCCTGTTAGATCCGCTGCATGTGCTGAAACGGTCAATGCCGCCAGTAGTGTCAGTATGATTTTTTTCACTGTAATCTCCTTGTGTGAGTGAATAAAAAGAAAGGTACAACACTATGTTGTACCTTCTTATTTAAGAGACCTAAGATTACAGTTCTGTTACGGCGATTAACTATTTAGTACTCTGGATACACTGGTGATAACTGCCGCTATGCGCCCAATATCACGTAATTGTTCTACTGTATATCCTTCTTGCTTGAGTGTTTCATAATGTGCTTTCACACAAAAATGACACTTGCCAACAATACTAGCAGATAAAGAATATGCTTCAAATCTTGCTTTAGTAGTGCCGCCATGTGTAGTAATTGCGTTCATACGCAACTGTGCCGGTAATCCTGTTAGATTAGGATCCTCAGCCATTTCAACGAATGGGTACCATACATTGTTCATGGCCATTAGACTAGCTGCGGTAACTGCTGCTTCAGCTTCTTTCTTATCTATTGCCTGACTCTGCATCCAAGTCCACAGTTTACTATTACCTGTGGCAAAAGCCGCTGCGATAGCAACAGCTTCTGCTTCTTCTTGGGGTAGAGTAGAACGCTTAACTACTGCATCAATGTTAAGACGAGTGTCTTTAGCATAGTCCGGAATAGTTTCTTTAATTTGATCTACCCAAGCAGTCATTACAGTGTCTCTCCGCCAACTGTACGGTTGCAAGCACAAAGTTCACCTGTTTGCAATGCGTCTAATACACGAAGTGTTTCTTCTGGTGAGCGACCAACATTCAAGTTGTTGACAGTAATGTGTTGGATAACATTCTCTGGATCAACAATGAATGTTGCACGAAGTGCAGCACCTGCTGGAGCATAGAATACGCCAAGCTGATCAATAAGGCTCAATTCGTTACGCTGTGTATCAGCAAACTGAACATGTTTGATTTTTTTAAGATCTTCATGGGCTGCTTGCCATGCCAGTTTACAGAATTCGTTATCTGTTGAACCAGTTAGTAATACTGCGTCACGATCGGCAAAATCACTATTCAATTTATCGTATGCTACGATTTCTGTTGGGCATACAAATGTAAAGTCTTTTGGATAGTAAACAATTACTTTCCACTTACCTTCGTATGACTTTTCAGTAATGGTAAAGAAATCATCTTTACCAGGATTAACGCCGGTTACGGCAAATGCTTCAATTTTATCACCAACTGTTTTCATTTTATCTCCTTAAGTGTGTGTTGAAAACGTAAAGAACAACAAGTTCTATGTATAACTATACATTTAGTTATCCTATAAATCAAACAAAATCTATAGATTTTGTCTAATATTTTTCAATGACGATAATAGGATTTTTCAATATCAAATTATCCGACAATCTGTTTAGACTTTAAACCATCTATAAATTTTTTATAAACTTCTATACCTTCGTCCCAAGAATCTACATTTACATAACTCTGTCTATCTTGCCACTTAGGTTCTAGATTAGTTTCGTTTTTAACAAATTCATTAAAACTATTTCTAAATTTATCATTATTCCATTTGCCTGCATGCCAAATGGTAACCATAAAGTAACCACTCTTACGTGGACTAATACCTACGTTGATCCCAGATCCTCCTACACCATTTGTACTGAGATATCTTGATCTTACATTCGTGAATAAACCAGGATGTTGGTCTGCTTTTTCTTGTAACATTTCTGAAAAGTCTACAGACGCTGATGTAGATCCGTTTGATGATACTCGACGAATCTTTTTATCTTTAAGCATACCTGGCCGAATCAAAGGAATGAAGTCTACATACTTTGAATTATTAACTTCAAAACATACAGCACTCATCAACCAAATCTGTACAGGTGTATTTTCATTGCACCAACGAACAAATCCTTTGATATGCTCATCTGCATCTTCGCAAAGTAAAATACCTTCTGAACATTCTTTTTCGTACATATAATAAAGAATCTTGCTGGCATGAATTGAATCAAGCCAGCCAGTACAATCTTGGCTTTCAATTACATACGCAACTACGTTTTCTGAATCGCGGATTACAAGATCAACACGTTTTGAATCAATCGTATGATCCTCTGGTTTGACTGTATAATCATCGTCATAGTCTGCAGAAATAGCATTAATCAAACGTTTGGCAGTTTGAATATCTTGAGAGATGAACTTGGTGAAGGCAACTTCACCGCCAAAAAGTTCTTTAATAGAGGTACGTTTCATAAGAGTTATTATATAGTCTTTAGAATAAAAACTCAAAAAAAAGTTACCGAAGTAGCCTTTGCTATATTAGGTTTAATATTCTAACTATGCCAATATTATATTGGGAGTAAGTTGATCTAAGTAGTTTCCAAATAAAATCATTTATAAGGAAACTATTATGAGAAAAACTATTCTCGCCGGCGCCATCTGCGTCATAACACTAACTGGTTGTGCATCTAACAACTACCAACAATACGCCCAAACCCAAGAAAATATTGCCCTAGCAAGAGCAGAAGCAGAAATTGCACGATACAAGGCATTAGAAGCTATTGCCAATAGTGGCGACACCACGGCTCGTGTAGCCGCTGTAATTGCATTACAGCAAGGCGCACCGGAAAACAACAGTCCTAAGCTACAGCAACCTACTAGCACAGGCGACACAGCTCTGCGGTGGGCTAGTGTAATTGTGCCCAGCCTTACTCAAATTTATGGTATTGGGAAAAGCACTGATCTTGCCATAGTCAACAGCAACAATAACAAAGACATTGCTATTAACACTAATCAGACCATGCTAGGATTTGGGAAACTTATAGTTGATCCTATTATCGGAACCGAAGAAAACGTTTTAGTCTATCCGCAATAAAGAAAAGCCCCCAAGGGGGCTTTTCACTATTTTGGGTTACAAGGTATAGCTACCCCGGACTTGCAGTTTCTTAGGCTGCTAGAGCAAATTTGCTGTCATTGGCAACAGTGTTACCGGTGAAGCTCATTGCTGTAAAGTCAAATGCATTATCGTTTGCATTTATAGATTTGCTTGATTTACGGTCATCGCCTACCGTGTTGCCGTCTCTATTATCTCACCCTGTCGAAACCATGTCAGGCCCATCAATAAAGTAGTCCATAAACTATACACCAAACTTCTAATCCTAGTCTGTATAAAATATACGTTCCTAGAAAAAATCCTGCTAATTTTATAGTTTGTGTAGTGTTCATAATCATCTCTATTGGTGGACCTGGCGGGAGTCGAACCCGCGTCCAGAATGCCTTCACTTTGAAGGAATTACAACAATTCTTTATTCATAAGGTTTCAAAAAATCGTCGTCTTTTGAATCCTCTTCAAATTTAGTCCAATCGTATGTTACTAACGCATGGATCCATACTACTAAACAGTATACAGCAAATGCTAAAATTAAAAGATTAAAAATCATAGTAGTATAATAAAAAGCACAGCCGCGACTATAAGAAAACCAACTAAGAATCTTGTTAAATCATCGTTCATATGTTATTTAACTATCTTTTTTAGACAATGTCAATAGCTTTGTGTTTAATACCATATTTTCTGTTACCAATTTAGTAATTGTTGCTAACAGTATTAGTTTATCTTCATCTGTAATAATGTCTTTGTCGAACTGTTCTAAGATACTAGTTCCGATCATTGTCATTGCTTGTTCTTTACCGTTGGTAAAGATTCCCCACTCAATTGGATCCCCTTCCTCGGCAGCAAAAGCAATGTCAATTAATTCGTTCAATGTTATTTTAGCCATCCAATCCTCTTATTATCTAATTTTCTTTGATCATGTTCTTCTGGTGTTGCTGGATATCTCCAGGCCCACACTGCAACTAAAAGCATGAATATTGCTGTGCTGATTATCCCTATAGGCTTAACCCCTCCCGTCCACATCAGCACTAAACTTAGACTCATCATGGCTAACATGAGATATCTTAGTTTAGTTGGGAACACACGCTTTTCTGTCCAGTTGGTTAAGAACGGACCAAAAATCTTATGATTGTAGATCCAACGATGCATACGTTCTGAGCCTTTGCTAAAACAATATGCAGAAAATACAATGAATGGTGAGTAAGGAATGCCGGGGGTTACCAAACCTATGTAGGCCATACCCAAACTTAAAAATCCTAAAATGTTCCAAAATAATTTTTTCATTATTGTGCCTGTAAATCAATTAGTCCTTGACCATATGTTGTATCATTAAGCAAAGTAAGAACCTGTTTTCTATTGTTGGATTTACTAAAACTTATATGTATCCACGGTAATCTAGTACCTGTAGTTTTATATTCTAATAAAAATTGATCAAAAGGGACTAAATTTTTTAAATCTTGAGCAATTATATAATAATCACCTTTAGTGACATTTCTAAATTGCAAATCCACCGCTTGTCCTGTAACATGTTGACTTTTTTGACTTGTTGATGCAGGTCTAAATGTATTTGTTATAAAAGCATTTGGGTATTTAGAAAAAATAGGTTCTAAAACATTGATTGCTAGTAATTTTAAATTACACACAGTTTCTGCTAATGATAATCTTAAATCACCAAGTTTAAGGGGATGATCAAAAATTATATTAGGAGCTCTAGTTAGTTTTCCAACAGTGAATCTTGGTGACAATTGAACAGCATCTAACACCGATCCCTGTAATGGAGGAAGACCGGGGGGTTCAACTATTAATTCAATTCCTTCGCAGGCAGTTGTTGGTGTCCCGGTAAATTTACTAGGAGCAGTATCTTTCTTTCCACTGGGTTTTGGGGAAGCAACATCTTGTTCTCGTTTGCTAATAGTACCATTTCTTACTAGCTCTTCGTACCTTCTTCGGCCAGCTCCTGGATCTTCAGGATCGAGGTCAAGATCGTCGGCAGTTACAACTTCTCTAATACTAGGAATATCTTGATCAACATCATCTCCAACAAAAACGTCCGAACTACCACCAATTCTAGTAGCACCACTTTCGTCTTTATTAGTTGTGTAGTTGACTCCAATTAAACGAACAAACACTGCATTGCTTCCGTTAGCGGTTACATCGTTGGCTTGTATATCGCCTTCTATGAATTCTCCAACTAAACTTGTATTAACAGATACTAAACGATCATTAGCATAAACAGTAGTGTTGCCATCGGTTTCGACAATCTCACCACCGGATGTGTTTTCATCCTTGAGTCTCTGTATTGCTTTTACCATATTATGCTAGAGCTATTCCTGTTGTTTGTTGCGTATATGCAGTAGCAAAATCTTTGTCAGTAGCTTCTAACACCACTACATTGGTCTTAAACAATTTAATTTCTTTTTCTGGATTAACTGTAAAAAGATAAGGCATCATGCCCACACCCTTTTGTGTCATACTAAGAACCATGGGCTTACTTAATTTGTAATAGAGGGCACCATCCTCAATTAATTTTGCTATTAACTCTTCACCAGTTGATAGTTTTAGAGTTACTACTTCACCTTCTGTTACGCCTTTATCAATTAACATTTTGTTCCTTTGCTAGATATGCTTTTAATTCTGTAAAACCACCAATTAACTTATCATCTAAGAAAATTTGTGGAACTGTTCTTGCATTAGGAACAGCTTCTAATAAATCTTCTTTGGTAAATCCATCGCCAATTTTCTTTTCTTCAAACTGAATGCCCTTTGCTGTGAGCAGTGCCTTAGCTTGATCACAGAATGGACAATGATACTTACTCCATACTACTGCTTTCATCTTTCTTCCTTAACTTGAATAAACAATGCTGTTGTTTTTATCAACAACTCTAACCATAACAGCACCTTTTTGTTTTTTTTGTAGAGCAGCAGAGATAGCTTGGGCTTCTGTTCCAAATGTTCCAAGAGTAGTCCACGATTCGTATGGACTCTTACTTTTAAACTGTGCTTTATACATATCTTTACTTAATTAAATTGCTGGAAGCTCTGCATAATTTAGAGCATCACTCATTACACCAATGACATAATTAGTTGATTCATTTTCTTGCAGAGCCGTTTGTTTTTTACTGGTGTCTGAATGTTTATTGAACCAAGGAATTGGTGTAGTTTTAGGAGCAACATCCCAATATTTAATACCAATATCTTTTAATGCTCCAACAGCAGTATAGTCTACAAAGTCTTTTAGAATGTTAGCATTCAATCCAATCACCGGACCTTTCTTAAACAGATAGTCAGCCCACCCTTTTTCTTCTGCAATAACATCTTTGTAAATTTGAATTACTTCTTCTTGACATTCTCGAGCTGCCTGGGCAAATCTTTGATCTTCTTTGACCACTTGATTGATTAACCAAGCAGTCCATCCTTTGTGTAGCAATTCGTCTTGTAGAATCAAACTGATGATGTTGCCGTTGCCGATAAAGATCTTATTCTCAACCATTGCTAGTGATGTAGCGAACGATACCATAAAGCGGAATGCTTCGAGAGCATAACTGGCATGTAGTGCTAGATAGATTGCTTTAATATGATCTTCTTTTTTGACATCCATACCTAGTTCAACTTGCATATTGATACGATGTAAAGATTCATAATAATTACCTACTGAACTAGCCATGTCGACAATTTCTTTAGTGTCATGGATTGTGTTGAATACATCCTTGGGCACATTGTAAATGTTACGAATAATGTGACTGTAACTGCGACTGTGGCTTACGACCGGAGTAAAGATTTGACTTGGGCCGCGGCCTTGCAGACTGTCAAGAGCAGTTTGCCTAAGCAGGTTGCTAGTGAAGATATGTTTAACTGCATCGCTGGCTTCCTTAAAATCATTTGCATCTTTAGCTAGACTAATTTCTTCAGGAACCCAAAAGAAACCCCTAGCTGTTTTTTCAAAGTCTGAAATTTTATTATATTTGACTTCCTCAAACCTTTGAATAGTAACTGGTCCGGCTGGATCAAGGAACATTTTGCGATTAAGGTAGTCTGTTTTTGTGTTTAAATTATACTGTGCCGTACTCATAGTTTACATGCCTCGCAATCATCTTCTAATTCTTCATTATGGTAGCCATTATAATTAACGACTTCCTGAACTTTTTCTTCTTGTGCTTTACTACCTTGTTTGTTAATCAAACTATAATAGAAAGTTTTTAAACCCCACATGTGAGCTTGCATTAAGTTTTTAGCAATTAATGTAGTTGGAACTTTACGATCTATAAAATGTGCTGGATTGTAGAATGTATTGGTACTAATACTTTGATCTACATACTATTAATAACAACACTACTAGACTCAACTGGAGCAATAGCCATAAGAGTAGCATTTCGTACACCATGTTCTTTCATCTCCTTACGTAAAGGTTCCCAATCTAACTCTGGAGTAAAATCTGCTAGCTCGTTTGCACCATGAGCTCTGCGCTCCCAAGGAAACACACCCTTACCATACCAAGTTTTGTTACTGTCTAAACATTTGCCTCTTTCCTTAGCAAGATCCACTGTTGCTTCTGTAAGATAGAACGCTTGGTGTTCCATCCACGACTTAACTTCTTGTAGTGCATCCTTCTCACCGTATTTCAAACTACGTTTAGCATGCCAGTAGGCTAGATTAGTAACACCAATACCCAACGGTTGTATTTCTTGATTGCTTAACTCAGATTGTATACTTAGAAAATCTTGATAATCCAATATATTGCAAAGACTACGCTGCAATATACGGCAAGCACGACGCATGTCTTCAGGATTGCGGAAGGCACCCCAGTTAATGGACCCAAGGGTGCAAAGAGCAATTCTGCCCTCCGGATCGTCGAGTCTCTTAAATGGTTTCGTAGGTAATAGGATCTCACAGCAAAGGTTACTCTGATAAATGGTATGATACTCTGTATCAAACGGACCTTGATTCATTACATTGTCAATGAATACAAGATAGATACGTCCTGTGTCTGTGCGCTCTTTTAAAATGCCTCCTTTGAATACCTCTTCAGCACTCATTACTTTTTTACGGAGACTTTTTTGCTTTTCATATTTAACATATAATTCTTCAAAGCGTTCTGTATTGCTGTAGAAAGCTTCATATAAATCCGGTACTTCATTAGGATCAAAGAAGGTTATGTTTTCTCTGTTTTTAAATCTTCTCCAGAAGAAAGCACTAAGCACAACCCCATAATCCATATGACGGACTCTGGTTTCGTCTGTGCCTTGGTTGTTCTTAAGGACGATAAGATCATCAAACTGATGATGCCAAATAGGATAAAAAACTGTAGCACTAGCATTACGAATACCTCCTTGACTGCAACTGCGTAGGTCACCAAACCACTTCTTAAGGAAAGGGATCATGCCAGTGTGCATGATCTCGCCACCGCGAATTGGACTACCCAAAGGACGCAAACGTCCAATCTCTAAGCCAATGCCAGCACGTTTGCTGGCATACTTGGCCATCATCTCGCCACTAGCGAATATACTATCCAGGTCATCATCAGACCTAATGAGAACGCAAGAAGAAAATTGTTTCGTCGGAGTGCCAAGCCCAGCAAGGACAGGAGTAGCAAGAGTAAAAAGACCATCACTAGCAGCATTATAATATTCCTTTATGTAACGCATTCTGGCAGCATTTGGTTCTTCCTTATGAAATACTGTAGCTGCTGCAATCATATAACGAACTTGAGGAGTTTCGTATATTTCTTTTGTAGCACGATTACGCACTAGATATTTTTCAATTAGTTGTTCAATAGCAGCATAGGAATATTCTTCATCTTTAGAATGATCTAACATATCATTCATCTTATTCCAATCATCTTCTGAATACCATTCAAGAAGTTCCGAAGTATAAAGACCAACTTTAATATTTTTCTTTACGATTTCATAAAGATGGGGAACCTCATAAGATCCATATACGTCTTTACGAAGCATTGATAATCTTTGTTTTCCGGCAACATACTGATAATTGGTATGTCCTACATCAGGATTATGTTCTACGTCGATTAAATCTACAATCGCTCTAAGAGTAATATTATCAATCTCTTCAGTTGTAATACCATCATAAAAGTGTAACTGCGCTTTGATTTCTATCATTGATTGGCTAACATCAGCAATGCTCTTACATACCTTTGCCACCTGTGCCTGCCACTTTTCAATCATTAGTGGCTCTCTCTCCCCGTTTCTTTTAATAACTGTAATGTTCATCTTTCTTTATGCCTCAATATTATTTTTTATGATGAGCAGATATTTATGGCAGAGTGCTACCTTGCCATATTATCTGTGAATCTATTTGGGAAACTTCATGTATCTTTAAACTTCTTTTATATTCAAAATTTAAAACATCAGACCGCTCTACAACTACGAAAAATTTAGGATGTTTTTCATTGAGGAGCATAGACGTATGTATCTCGCAATAGGCATTCATAAACCGCTGTGTTAATTTCAGAGTATACAGCATTCCTAATGAAATTGCAAGATCATCGTATTTGCCTTCGAGAATTAAACGCCAAGGATCTGGCCATTCAGAAGGTTTTTGTGGATTTAGATAAGGATTAACAAATGGAGCTAAAGACCAAAATTCAGCAATATCCTGTAGCGGATTATTGCTTGTTTCTAACACATCTCTAAATTCTCTCCAAATTTTAATTCTATCGTCGCGATAGAGGTTAAACACCGTATGTTATGAAATAAGAAATAGTGCCAGTGGATTGATTGGCAATTGGATTTCTATACCATAACTGAATAGTATCAATCCCAGAATCTAAATTATTATCAAATACGTTTGTTCCAAATTCAAATCCTGTCATGACTGTTACCCCCGATGTAAAATTAAATTCGTCAGTTAACGATATAGTACTAGGACTGAGTCCATCAACTATTAGAGTTAATATACCTTTTCTAATACTTGTTCCTAAAGTTAATACATAATCAATTTTTATAAATTTATTAAACGCAGAAAATACTGCTAAAGTTCTTTGACCATCAGACAGTGCAATGTCAGTAACAACATTATTAATAATTGTAGTTTTTGAACTATTCTGAACTTCTGGCCATCCCGGTTTAGATGATGTATTTGATACTCCGGCTTCTTGTGTTCTATCAAAATAACAATCAATGACTGTGTTATTTTTTGTTTGAGAAAATGATATAACAGGTAAAGTTGGAGTAGCTGCATCATTCAATCCATTTGCACAAATTAAAAATTTACTATTTTGCACAGACATATTGTAACCGTTGGTTACATGTATGGCTTGATTGAAGATTAATTCAAACTGAGAATTTTGAATTGACCACTGATTGCTTTGATTGGCTTGCCCTTGTAAATAAATTCCTTTACCACATATATAAAAATTACAATTATTAAAATTTACACTGGTAGTTAGTACCGATGAAAATATTGCAGATACTGCAATATATCCTTTGGTAAATTTACAATTAGAAAAGAAAATATCAGTAACTTTAGTGCTGTCAATGTCATTAGACCAGTTAACCATTGAAGTTTCAGTACTGTTGCCTAATGAATATGTTGATTCAAAAATTATATTATCAAACTTTGCATTTTTTACGCCTGTTAAATTTAAAGATCCACTTGTAAAATAAAATTTAAAATTTGATAAAGAAATATTTTCTGGCCTATTAGACCCTGTGAAATTTCCTAAAGTTGAATTACTAGAAGTTTTAAAAGTTACAGTACTAGCATTCATGAGAAGAGTTGTATTATTCTGGCCGTCTCCAATAATAACTGCACTACTAGGAATACGTAATTCTGAAGAAATTAGATAATTTCCAGACGGAATGAATAATGCTTTTTTAAAATTTGTATTTGCATTTAAAAAAAGATCATCTAATGCTCTTTGAAATGCAACAGTATCATTTGTAGTGCCATCACCCTTGGCACCATAATCAAACACACTTACATATTCATCTAATTTTGATTGTATTGAACGAGATACACTTCTAGTTATACTAGGATTTCCGGAAGCAAATTTATAACCTCTAGCAAGATCTAAAATATTATCGTATTCTGTTAAAATTTTAGTATTACCAACTAAAGGAGCTCCTTCGAACACGGAACCATTACCTATGTATAGTTCTTGTGTATCAACTGCCCAGGCGAACTCACCGCCACTTAACTGAGGAATCCCAGTTTGTAACTTTTTTCCTTTACGGATTTGTATTTTGCTTATTTGGACTACGGCCATAGAAATATACCCTTGTTAGGGTATTTATCTAGAGTCATAGTATTGCTGAACCCGCTCTAACCACTTGTCAGACCACTTGTTAAATGTGTCAGGAGTAATATCAAACTGTTGATATTGAAGCTCTCTGCTGCACATCAAGATATGTGCGTACTTTATGTCTGTTCCGTGCATCTCGTTGTGAGCCATTGCGTAGGCCACTAGTTGTAGATAGTAGTCTTCTACCCACTCTTCTTTCTTGGGTTTATTGGTCTGTTTAAAGTCAATGATTGCAGGGTTGCCGTTAAACACTCCTACGCCGTCAGTGGTACCAGCATACAGCCCAGGATAACATAAGTTAACTTCCGAGCCCCACATTTCGCTGACATTGCTCATGCCCTTTTCAATAATGACATGCGCCATCTTAAAACCTTGTTGATGCACCATATTGCTCTTAGGAGTCAGCGGTTCTCCTTTGACATAATCTTCAAGATACTTGTGCATTGAGGTCCCAACCCCTGCAGCCTCTGTAGTAATCTGTTGAGCTGCTTGTTCGCCTACACGTTTACGCCACTCATGTAAAAAAGTTTTATCTTTTGTTGCATCAAGAATAGTCGTAACACTAGGAACAGGAATGCCGTCTCCGGCATCGTAATGTCTTTTACCGTTTATAGTAGTTCTTGTGGTGGTGGGGTATTGAAATTTTTCGATTAGTAAAGTCATAAAGTATTTTAATTTATTACTTTATGTATGTCAAGCTTGTGTTACTTGTGGAGTTTGTGATTGTTTAGCTAACTGCTGAGGTGCCAATCCTTGAGCCATTTGATTTACAGCATTTTGACTATCTTGTTCTGGTTCAAGATCTGGATTGTCGTTCTTAATTCCGGGAACGTTAAGTTGAACAGTTTTATCATTAAAATCTAAAACTAAGTTTTGCATATCTGGAGGAAGCTGATCATAAATTGATTTAAAAACTTCATAGTCTGCAGCCATCTCGAATCCTTGACTACGCATCATCTTAGCAAACCCATTCCAATTGAATTCGGCTGGTTGTTTTTTAATAGCTGCGGTGCCAATATAATTCTTAAGAGCTAAAATGAATTTATCAATTGGCTCTGTTTCAATTTCATCTAAAGGTAAAACAAATTCGTAGAATCTCATCCTATGCTTGCCAGTTGTTTTTGTAGTTCTGCTATTTCAGCTTGTTTTTCTTTAATAGCTGCCTGAATGGACCTTTTATCGTCATCATGCTGTTTTTTTTCTGCGGCGGCTTGGGCAGGGTCCATCCCGCCACCTGCTAGTCCAGATGCAGCTTGACCGGCAGCACCTGCTACTTTTTGTCCAACAGTGGTGGCTGCTGATTTAACTCCCCTAACCAATGCACCGCCCGCTGAACTAACTCCCCTAGCCAATGCGCCGCCTGCTTTTGTAAGTCCTCGACTCATTGCACCACCAGCTACTCGAGCAGCACCGCCAGCAATAGCACCAATCGCTGGCAGTATTTCGTCTAGTTGTTCATCGTGCTCTTTTAAATCTTTTAATCTCATAATTTATTGAAATCTGTTATTGTTGTTGTATTGCTGTTGGATCAATCTTAGCAGTAGCCTGTTTTGCCTGTGCAACCAATGCTAAAAATCTTTGTTTCAGTTGCGGATTAGCTAAAATCATTTGTAAAGGTTCGATAAAAGGTTCTAAGGCAGTAGACTGAGTACCAGTCACAGCTGATCCTTGTGAAATTTTGTTAAAACCCTGAACCGCTTGACCTACTCCGGTAGGATTTTTTCCTGTAAGTGATTTTCCAACAGTTTGTAATCCTACTTTTGTTTTTTGTTGTATCTTTGATGTCTGTTGTAAATTAGCAGGTTGACCAGGTTTAGGTACAGCTGGCTGTTGTTGCATAGCAGGCTGAGCAGTTTGAGCTGGCTGTTGTTGCATAGCAGGTTTTGCCGCGGCCGGTCTAGAGGCTGCGCCACCCCTTCCGCCTCTTTCATTTAAAATATCAAGGTATGACCTTAAAATTTGTGAAGAGCTCATGCTAGCCTGCCAATGCTTTTAATAGACGACTTTGAAAGTTAATACTTTCGCGCTGTTCACGTCCTGCGGTTTCTGCACCACCTGCTGCTGGTTCTGCTGCGGCAAAATCATCTTCTGGTGCTTCTAATTCATCAGAGTTCATAGCGTCAGGATCAGCTGGTTCTACACCCGGCTCTTCAAATCCTGGAGGAGCTTCATTTTCAGCTTCACCACCGCCTAGCATTTCTGCCGGCTGTACTTCACCTGTTAAGGTTCTTACACCAGTACTCATTGTTTCTCTAGCCTGCTTTAGTGTATCTAATGCAGATTGAATTGCAGGAGCAACTGAGCTTAAAAATGCCTTGGCTTGTTCTTGTCCCATTTCGTCACGAATACTATCACCTAAAGATAATAATGTGTCGTTTTCAATACCTGCTAATTCTTCAATCCATCTGCTAACCTTGTCAACCATACCTTTGGCTGAAACTACAGCAGAAGCTTTGTTTAGTTCGTTTTCATTTACTTGAGTGTTCATACTTTCTCCAAATTGTTCCTGTTGGCTAAAATCGTAGCCGTCGTATATACCAAATGACTCGTCATCATCGCTTCCGCTTATTTCTGTGACTTCATCTGTTTCGTAATCATTTAATTCAACTTCTGCTGTTTCAGTCTCGATACCTTGAAACATAGATGCTAGATCTTGATCTTCTTCAACTACTTCTTCTAATCTTTCAGCAATTTCTTGATTAATGATATCAAGCATCCACTGTGTTTTTTGGTGATCTTCGTTTTCAACAGTTTCATTAAATGTGCTGTCATTGCGCATTTGATGAACTTTTGTTCTTAATCTGTTTCTAGCGTCCTCTAACTGCGGCAATGTAAAAGTTTCAAGATTGAGCTTTTTGCCGTAAGTTTTTTCAAAGCTTTCGTTTAGTTTTTTTACAGACGGCCTAGTAAAAATATCAAGTGTTTTCATAAGTTAAAATCCAGAATTATCGTATATTTATTCAGAACGCAGCCAAAGCAAGTACGTGTGAATGTGCGTTTTTTGCCTTGTCTCTAGCTGTGCAGTACCTGGCTAGATATATATCAGCACGGTCGTTGTTACCATTTTTGCGAGCTATTTGATACTTATGCCTTAAAAATTGGCTTTCTTGAAGCCATCGCCCGTACTCTTGATCAGCTCGATACAGTGCTTCAGCCCTGGCTGTAGTTCCACTTTTTGTTAAAATGTTAGCAATTTTAATAGCCACAACATTTAAACTTATTTCTTTATAGATCAAAATATTATCTTGATAAAGATTTTTTACATGTCCAACAGACGCTATAAGAACGTTACCAACCAGTATACCTTCGCTGGTTTTAACAGGCATAATTCGGTCCTGTTCATATAACTTTCGATGAGTGCGTTCAACTACCTGTTGTAGTTTTGAATTTAAGTTAGACATAAAAAAGGGCCCACTGGGCCCTTTTATTTAAACTATGTTTGATTGTTATAAAAAGAATTTGACAATTGAATTAAGATCTAATTGATTAATCCACCCTGCTCCTGCTGCAAACGCCAATCCAACCATAGCGTACATTACAAATTTATGTTTCTGTTTTTCTAGTGATTCAATCTTAGCTGCTAAAGTTGCATGTGCCGCAGCGTCTTCTAAATGTAAACGATCAGCATGTTCATAAAATTTATCTCTGTTAGCTTTGTATTCGGTTAACATTTCGTCTAATTTAGCATCTAATAAATCTCTGGTACGATCTAGACAATCGTGCATGTCTCTGACATCTACTTTAAGATCGTCAATTTTTTCGTCGATATTCTCAACTTTTGTTTCCAGTACGCTGACACGCTCCGCGACTGGCTGTAACATTGCTACTCGCGCCATTTTAGGCTAATCTCCTGTTGTTGGTCAAGTTCCTTTCGGATATGTGCCTTGTGAAATTGCCTAGATAAATGTGCCTTTACTGAATATTTATCAATGATTGGATTTTATCCATGTATTGGTATTGTCACCTTTAGATACAAAAGCAGCAGGATGAATATCTGTATTTTCATTAAGATTAGTTATTATAGGAACACCGTGTAAATCATCTACCAATAATCCCACTGGATCCTTATCTTTTAAAAAACTGTCATCGCGTTCTGTATCAAACTCCCAAATCCAGTGATTGGCTTTACCGTCTGTTGTAGGTATTGAACCAGTATGCATTTTTGGATCAGTATCCCAACTGACATTTGATCGTAAACCAATGGCCTGAAGTAGACTGTTAAAATTAGATTGTTGGCCTAATTTAATTTTGTCTGTTTCAGATCTTGTTGGTTGTGTTCTAGTAATGTCTACTAGTGTGATGATGGTGTATCTTGCCATAATGTGCTACTATTTACGCAGATAAAAAAAGAGCGGAATAAATCCGCTCTCTTCCTTCCCATCCCGAGTGGAAATTATAGTGCTGGTGTAAAGATTGCTTCAACAGTTACAGTAGCACCAGTTGCACCTGCTGCATCAACAGTACTGAATGTACCTGTACCTTGAACACGCATATAGATAACGTCAGTTGTTCCGCTTACAAAAGCTGAACCATCTGCTGTACCAATAGCTGCTACAGTAAATGCATCACCGGTGTCGGCTGGTAATGTACCGCCTGAACCACCTGGTAGAGTGATTGCGTTACGGATAGCTGTAACGTTTGCGTTTGTCATGTTAGTTAAAGCAACTTTAACAATAAGCTCACGACCTACGTCAGCTTGGTTGATTACATGCTTGCCATAATTGGCTGCAACTGTTTCGTTTAATAGATCTGCCATGATATTTTCTCCTCATAATCAAAGCCTCGCTCAGAGGCTGGCATAGTATTTATTTTGATTGGAAAAAATTATGGTTTTAGAGGGGTTTTTTGTTAATTTTGCGATCTTCAGCAATTTTACGAATACCTCTGGAAAATTTGGAGGTATCCTGCCCTTTGATAGCATTGATCAATCTACGCTCTAATTCATCGGCTTCCTCAGCACTGTAATTATTTTTAATTGATTCAATTAGGTTAATGGCCGAATTAATAACGTTAACGGCACGACTTTCTACAACAGCATCAGTGTGGCGCACTTCAGCTATTGAATTCAGCTCTTGTAATATTGATCGTGTTTTTAGTTTCATAGAATAATTTAGCCTGTTCAAGTATTTAACCAATTTAATTGTATTGTAACAAAAAAATTTAGTATAGTAAAATTTTGTATGTGCGGGTGCAACATAAATATATCAGTAGAAACCATAAGAATCTACACACACTTACAGAGGACAATATGAAACACATATCAAACAGAATGCTAAGAATTTTAGAACGGTTATCAGAAATGTTTCCGGGATCTAGCTATCAAAATCGCTTAGAAGAATATCTAAGCACCAAAGGCATTACCGATGCTGCACAGTTGGAAAATTATATCCAGCAATTTAACTCCCATAAGGAAAATTATCTATGAAAACAGTTCTTAACTATATTTGGTCAGTATTTGAATCTTTTGGCAAAGCTCGTGCCGCCACTTATCTTGCTCGTAGAGGCGACTACGACGGAGCTAAACGTATAATGGCCAAATAACCAGTAAATAATCCATGCAATTGGTTTATATACACGGGGCCAATGCCACTAGTGAAAGCTTTAATCATATTAGAAGCCAATTAGGTGCAGGGCTAGATCTAAACTACGACAGCCGCGATGGGTTTGAGCATAACTTAGCCTCTATGAAGATCAGTTTAATGGCTTCAAAACAGTGCTTTTTTATTGCTCATAGTCTAGGAGGGATTTATGCCTTACACCTTAGTCATCATTTGCCCGCACATGTTCTAGGAGCAGTAACTCTAAGCACACCTTATGGCGGTGCAGAAGTAGCAGACTATGCTCAATACTTCTTGCCATTTAGCAGACTTATGCGTGACATAGGGCCTAGCAGTTGGGCTATGCGTGAAGCTGCTAAAATTAAGATACAGCATCCTTGGACTAACATAGTTACTACTACGGGTCGCAGTCCTTTTATCTTAGTTCCTAACGACGGAGTAGTCAGTATACATAGTCAGAAGCACCACGAGGATATGGAACTAGTAGAGGTTGGCTACAATCACTATGAAGTGGTATTGGCAGAACCAGTAATAGAAATAATTCGCAAACGGATAGATAGCGTCATAAAATAATTGTTTTTTTTATTTTAGGCATATATACTAAACTGTCAGCGAAACAGAAGTAGCTTGATAGTACGGACATACACACAAAGGAGAAAATTATGTCAAATTTTGATACCCCTAGACTACCAGAAGTTAAATTTAATAAAAACGGATATGAAATCCGTACAGACATCCTAGACATGGCTAAGAGCTTAGTTAGCGAAGACTTTCATTCAAAGTTTCGCGGTTGGGAAATGTCAGTTTCTCGTGATGAGAAAACTGGACAAGTTCTTACTAAGGTTGGCATGCCAGAGTTTCCAGGTCTAGATAAAGTACTTGAAACCGCCGAAAAAATGTACGCATTTGTTAATAGCGGCGTGAAGAAATAATATACGCTCGTAGAGTAATATACTAGAAAAAAGAAAAGCACCTTCGGGTGCTTTTTCTTTATGTTCTAAGTTTTGCTAATTTCAAAAACTCAAATATCTTAAACCACATCCACCCAATGTCAAATTCAAACCACTTACGACTTAGTTTAGGATTTGCTGGATCTAAGTGATGATTGTTGTGTAGCTCTTCACCACCGATAAGAATACCTATTGGGCTAACATTGTGACTGTAATCATTTGTATCGCCATTACGATATCCCCACCAATGACCAACACCGTTGATAAAACCAGCGGCCCAGAATGGAATCCATATCATCTGAACGCCCCACACTAAGAATCCCCATGGTCCAAATAACAATAAGTCTATGATCAGCATTAAGAGAATACCAAGTTTGTGGTGAGGTGTATAAAGCTTGTGTTCAATCCAGTCGTTAGGAGTGCCCATTCCGTACTTGACTACGAACTCGGGATCTTTGGCGGCGTTATTATATAAACTCCAACCACTAAACATTAAGGTCCATATTCCAAATACATGCGGGCTGTGCGGATCGCCTTCCACGTCTGTAATTTGATGGTGTTTGCGATGTATTGCAACCCATTGTTTTGTAGTCATACCGGTTGTGAGCCATAACCAAAAACGCATAAAATGACTGACTATAGGATGAAACTCTAATCCTCTATGCGCCTGGCTTCTGTGTAGATATAGTGTAACGCACACTATTGTGATGTGCGTCATCACTAACGTTGCTATAATAATTTCCATCAAGTATTTATAGCTTGACATACTCAATAACAGATTATATAATCACAATATGCTAAACTCTATCCTAAAATGGACTGCTTGTTTTATAACATTAGCAGGGGCCATGTGTACCAGTTTAAGAATTGATCCTACAAATATTTGGTTGCTTAACATTGGTGCTGTTCTATATTTGATTTGGAGTTTACGGATTAAAGAATGGAATTTAGTAGTAATCAATATTGGTCTATTAATTATCTATGTTATAGGATTATTCTACAAATGAAAATCAATCCCACTACAGTACGCTACTACGAAGAATATGCACGTTATCTTACGAAAATGCGAGATAAAACTCTGTATGACGATAGAGTAGATCATCAACAACATCTTGATAAACTAAAAATAGAAAATATGCAAAGAGCCAGGGAACTTGATAATCGATTAGGACAAAACATAGATATCACAATATGAAAAATAAAATTATATTAACAGATGCAGACGGTGTTCTGCTAGATTGGGAATACGCTTTTGATGTGTACATGCGACAGCATGGCTTTAATAAAGTTGATGGTGGAAACTTAAAATACAATATTGGTGCCCGTTATGGCATTGACATGGATCAAGGTAAAAAGCTTATAAAGATTTTTAACGAATCTGCACACATGGGATTCCTGCCTCCATTGCGCGATGCTATGTATTATGTAAAACGGCTACACGAAGAACATGGGTATGTGTTTCATTGTATTACATCATTGAGTAAAGATGAAAATGCACAAGAACTACGTAAAATGAATTTAAAGAAATTGTTTGGAGAAACAGCATTTGAAAAATTTATTTTCTTAGACACAGGTGCAGACAAAGATGAAGCCTTAGAACCTTATCGTGATAGCGGACTGTGGTGGATTGAAGATAAAATTGTTAACTGTCAAGTTGGCAATAGCCTAGGTCTTAAAAGTCTACTGATGGAACACGGACACAATATGGATTACGAAGATTCAGCGATACCACGAGTCAAGAACTGGAAAGAAATCTATCAAAAGATAGTTAGTTGAATTAGTGCTCACTTAGAACGCCATTCCGGGGCACGACTCCCATAACGTTCTGCCCAGCAGCCGGGCACACCTAAAGTAACGATAACGTCCTAAGGTAGGTGTTATTGAGCCTCTCCGGGCTGTAATTCAAATGTAAAGTCATCTAAATTAATATTAGGATGTCTTTGTAATAACTTCTGTTGTGCATCATCACGACCGTCTGCATTAATACGTGCCTGTCTACCAGTAGGAGTATGTGTAACTAGATATTCTCCAGGACCGTCAACTTGTGCTCCTGGTTCGGCTTCTGGTTCAACTTCTGGTTTAGGAGCTTCTGATGCGTAAGAAGAAGGTAACTTATCTTTAATGTCATTAATTGCTGCTTCAACATCGTACCCGCCACTGGTAATTTCAGTAGAATTGGTTTTAATTTCTTCAGCCTTTTGCTGCATGGCTGCAATAATTTCTTTCATTAATCCAGGATATAATTCTGAAAACCTTTTGTCACCACTTCTATAAGTTACGCTTTGATCTCCGTTGTTCATCTGTCCGGTTGGGGCATGCATTTGCCATTTACCATTTTCATCTTCTTGATTTTGTTTATCAAAAATAGAAATAATTGGACCTTCTGGAGCATAGCGTTCGAACCAACGTAGCCCCGAACTAGATCCTGTACAGAAGCTGGCTTGGAATCCTGCAGAATTATTAAATGTATAGCAAGCACCGTAGTTATAAGGCAGTGTAATCAAGAAACGTTCGTTATCTATAAGTGTGGTTTCTTTCTTTTCACGCTTATGTTTTTCAATAACTTCGGCATTTTTAATTCTATCTAATTCTGTACGATATTCTTGCATTCTTACGATACGTTGTATTTCTTTTATGCTTTTAAATTTGTTAAAGTCTTGATGTTCTGGCTTTAATTTACCTCGTATACTCAGAGCCTTCCAAGCACCGAGAGCGTCTCCACCTTCTCCGCTGATATCCTCATAATCAACCACGCCATTAATATAAAGACGTGTTAACCAATCATCAAATTTACCATCGGTAGATATATTACCATAATTAGTTGAGCTTAAACTTTGATCTAGTATTTCGCTCCATAAATTAAGAATCTGATCATCTTCAGGTTTTGGACCTAATGCTGCTATCTTATGTTTTGGTAAAGTTTCGTCGTGACGCACGGCAATACCTAACATTTTTATAATTTTAGGATCTTTTAATTTGGCAGCAATGTTTGCTTCTAGAATAATTTGTGTTAGTTTCATCCTGATATCAATGTCCTTTTAAAGAATGCTAGGACTGTTCCAAGTTTAGCTGTATCACCTTGTTCAAGATCTGTTAACAATTGATTCACACCTTCTCTATTTTGAACAGAATACCCATTACGATCTTTTGTTATATCGCCAGTTTTTTCTGGATAGTAATGAGCAGCGGTCATCATGACTGCTACATTTACTGAACTTTTAATAATACTAACTGTTCCATATCTATCTTGATTCATATTTTGTATAGCATTTTCTAAATTTTTAATATGATGTAATTTCTTTTCTGCTTTTTCAAATGCATCATTTTTAATTTGATTTACTACGTGACCTTTAATATCCACAATGGCTGAATTAATAGCTTTAGTCCATAAAGGTTTGAATTTTTGTACAAGAGATTCTTGACTTACTTTAACGGCATCGGGTTTCTTATTAAGTTCTTTTCGCTGTCTTTGAGTATCCGAGGTATCTTTTTGTTTTAAAGCTACATGGAACTCTCTTAATTTTCCAATGTTACCTTTAAGGAAATCTAATATATTGCCGCCTCTGTCATTTCTAAAACTTTTAACTTCACCATCTGCTTTAGCAGCTTTGGCAAGATATGTATTGTTATCGACTTTAATTGCACCAGTTCCTTCGGAACCTACAATAACTACCCAGCTCTTACGACTGTAATCTTTTAACTCACTCCAACTGATTTTTTCTATTTTATCATATTTTAAATCATGTGGAGTTTGTTCGGTGGTGTGTAGATCTTTCATAATGGCCGAACCACCAGGTTTACTTTTAATAATATCTCCAGTGGTAGAAGCCTCTGTGAGAGATTCTTTATACATATCGGCAAATAATTTTCCAGCGTTTGTCATAATTTTATTTAATCATTTCCTAGACGTGGTCGGTCACGACCTATTTGTGCAGCACGATTATGTCCCACACTATCTGCTTCTGGCCAACTATAGATATAGTCACCAAATTCATCTCTTACTAATAGCCAACGAATGCCGCCAGCTGAATACTGTTGTATTTCTGCTTGATATCCAGGAATACTAGTATCAAAATCAATATCACCAGTACCAATATCTTCACCGTTATTCCTAACCCACCCAGCAACTGCATTTACTTCTTGTCTTGAGTTAGGACCTTGCCCACCTAAATTACCTACCATCCAGATGTCGTTTGTATCTGTTGTGGTAAATGATCTAAACAGTTGACGGCCTAATGTACGAATAGCACGACTCATATTGCCTGGTAAGTTAGATACCTTATGAAAGTCTGGATCTTGAACTCCTGCTGCTCTTAGATTAGCACCTGCTACCGCTGGTAAGTTTTGATTGTTCACTCTAACATCGGGCAAATCTTGCGGTGGTTCTGGATCAGGATATCCTGGATCATCTGGATCATTTTCAATATCACGCATACGACCTAACAGATCACGCATACGTTGATTTGGTGCTATATTACCAGCTGCTCGTTGTGTATCAGCCTGACTAGCACGTCTGCGTCTATCTCCATCGTCACGTGGTGGTTCCTCTTGTCTGCGCTCCGGTTCTGGGGCAGCAGGTAACTTGTCATCTCGAGGAGCAAATAGATCATCAAAGTCCGCAAAAGGATCTTTCTGTTTGTCTTTAGTAGGCTTACGTTCAGAATCATCATCCTCATCAGGCTGACGTCTACGTTCTACTTCATAAAGATAATTGCGGAATGATTTCATTATTGACACCAACTTTGTTTGGCTTCGCCGTAGTACTCACGGGCAAACCCATTTTTAATTAGTTCGGCACGTAGACTAACACCATTTAGAATGATATCTCCCAGTACACGACCACCAAACTTATCCCAGGCGTAAAGCGTAACCTGATGTTTTTGAGTAGTAGCTACTGCGTTTTTGGTAAATGCTGAGGCTGCTTCCCCTCGCTGAGCTTCACTTGGGCACTGAGCTCTGTGGCCTTTTTCTGGAGTGTCAACTCCGTAGATTCTAACTGCAAGTTCTGGTTTGAGCGGCTTAGGAAGAAATGGTGCACTGATAACAATAGTGTCACCGTCGCTTACCCTTAAAATTTGTGCGTCATACGTAACACCTTGTGGTGCTTTTTGTGCAAAAGCTGCTTTGCTAAGTGGAAAAAACAGCAAAAATCCTAGCATAGCTAGGAATAGTTTTTCTTTAAACATGAAAACCTCACTAATAATAGCTGTATTTATACGCTTTTCTCTGTAAATTCAGCTTTGGTCCAACCTAATAAAAAGTTAGCTTTCCAGTGATTTTGATCAAATCCTTGTAGACCTTGCCATTGGTCTCTGACTGACCATATACGATCAGCAGCGTCACGCCAATCAGTATGCCGCACTGTCCATTCAAAATTAATCATACGATTCTTAAAAATATCATAGTTGTAATGATCGTATTCTATATGCAGAACCTCAAACACTGTTCCATCACGCACTGCATCTAACGCAAAATCAAAACCCCACTTTTGTTTAGTTCTTAATAATAAATCAGCTTGAGGAATTGATTCTTTTAACCTTCTAAGTTGTTGTTCTGCCTCACCATCAAACTTACATTTACAAAGAAATATACTGTGATCTAATATTAAATTTAAATTGTCTTTTTCTAATTCAAACCACGGTTCTTGCCAACAGGTATGATTCAATATAGGATTATCAATAGGATATTTCATTGCAGCGTAAAATTTACGTTCTGCGCGATTTAATTCAAATCCATCTTTATCGTAGTATTGAAAATCTGTCAATTCTAAATTTTCAATTTTTTTATTACAGGACGGATTTGACATCAATGTAATTTGATGTCTACGAAACATTATTCTTCTCTAGTAGATTCTGCTTGACAATGATCGCAGGCGCATTCTGAACAATGGTCGCAACTTTCGTCTAAGCAACTTTGTCCGCAATGTGCTTGATGTTTACAATAATTACAAATTGATTCCTTTTCCATTATTCGCTCCCTTATTCATGCATACCAAAGTTGCCCTGCATACGCACTTGTTCTATGTCATTCTTTTCAGCGTAACGATCAACTTTCATTGCCAGTTTAAAATCTAATACAGTTAACCCTTTGACATCAAATGTAGTAGTCTTTACTGTGACTTCTGCAACATCCTGTGTAACTTCTGCAAAATGATCCATACGTTCCGAAAGACCATTAATGAATTTTACAAATGATAAGGCATGTCTGTGATCCTTAGCAACGTATTTGGCTTGTAGAGTTTTATGATCTAACATTTCCCAGTCTGGAAGATATTTGCTTTTTAGATCGTTGAGTTTTTCATTATCGGGTTTATAATCCTCGATGTCTCTAGATCTAAACTTGCCTTCAGAAACTACATCTTGTATTTTCATTCTGTACGATCCTTGTCATCTATTGCTCCGCCAGTGACCCACGCTGTGCAGGAACGATCTCCGGCGCATTTGAAGTGTAGGAAGTTGCAGTAGCCTAAGTCTGCTTTGTGGATTGTGGCCATAGCATCTGCAGATTTTTCATCACCTTTGATACCATCTTCAATACATGTCCACATTTTGTCTGATACATCAAAAGCCGCACAGTTACCGCACAGCATTGTACGAGCAGTCTTTTCTGTAATATCCCATCGTTTTGCGGCATCCTTCCAATATGATTCTGGCTCCTCAGGATTAGCAGGGCCGTAGTGATAATCATCAATGGCCTTCTGACGATTCTTTAGGTTGACGTCTATGTCGTAGGTAGCAATAGGACAACCTTTGTTGGCTGCTTCTACGATGTTTATATATTTTCTGTAGATCATCTCTGTTCAATCCAAGTCATTGTGGCCACAGCATTCTTGTTGGCATTCTTGGCAGCGATAGCCAAGGTTAAGTTATCGCTGACTGTGCCTAAATTACTTCGACCAATTTGATAAACTGTGTCGGTGTCCACTCTAATCTGTGCGGCACCGCCGCCTGCTGTAATGATACCTGCTGACAGTTCAACACCGTCTGTGATAGCACCCGTTGAAGTATAGTTGTACTGTGTGAAAGCATTGGGATCTGGATGATCCACCCACGTGCCGTTTACTGTGGCATTGCGTATAAGTTTAAAGTAAATGTCAGTGTTGTCTACAGTGCCTGCTTGGAAGTAAGTAGGTATAACAATGCCTGTTAATGCTGTGCTTTTTATTCTAATACTGACTACGGGATAGAATGTGTTGGACAAGGGCATGTTGATACCAGTTAACGGTGTTAGAATACTTTCAGCGATGCCTAGTTTTTCAACCGATCCTTCTGCTAGAATACTATTACTGCCCTGCCATAGATAGTGTGTGCCCGCGGCTCCAGTGAGATTTTCTATCTCCAGTCTGATGGGCAAGAATGGAGTTTTCGCCCAAGGACTCTGTAGTCTATTACCGTGGTTAAAGGTGTGTATAACTCTGGGCAAGCCGTTCATCACAAACATAAACGATACCTGTCCAGCACCATACCATTCGTAATCCATCATGACTAACTGCTGTGCTTGAGGATCTGCTGTGAGACCGCTGGGACCGTTACCATCTAGTTTATCGCCGTTCCAGTCTTTGCGATAGATTCTTTCCACTGTGGGTGTAGCACCATCACTGTTGATAATCACACAGGCATACTGTGGCTCACCTGTTACTGGATCAACAGTTCCACAGTCTTCAAAGAAAAATCCATCAGTGCCATCAAACATTCCAAACCTACGACGGATGCCAGTTGTTGGTGTATCTAACCTAATAGCGAATGCCACACTCTGTGTGCGGCCTGGAGTATAACGTTGAACGTTGCGGGTTTGTCGTATGACCTTGGATCCCAGTTGATTTGTCACCTCCATGCGTATTTGACTAAATGAAGTGTCAAATACTGCGGAGGCTCCGTTGACTGCGCTCTCATCCCACACATCAGTTTCTTTACCATACTGGAATGTGTTGAAGAATAGAGTTTGTTGTGTCTGGACTTTTAGACGACCTTTGCTGTCTATGCTGGAACTAACTCCAGAACCTTCGCCTGAGCCTACTAGGTTAACGTTGGCACGAAGCACAGGTTGCCCAATAGCATTGTACTCCATAGCCTTATGCAGATTAAGAAGATTAGGCTCGTCCGCATGAATATAGTTTGTTGAGTTAGGGTTTCGAACGCCCATCTTATGGTCCAGTGGTCCATGGACGGCCTTGAACTAGTCCACCTGTGTTTGGATTTTCGTCTGGATCTACATCATTGTCGTTATAAGGATTAGGTAACTGTGTAATGTCGTAAGTTGCTCTAGCATTGCCGCTGGCAGCACGATCCAATGCAGATAAATCTAATTTTGCTATTTGTCTTAATTCTTTAGTAGCTAGCCTTGCAATTTTATTATGAATTCTTAACTGCGAACCTTCCACTATACCATAAGAACCTATAGTTTGTGCAGTATCTAATACTTGATTATTGAATACTAAATCAAACCAATCCGCTGAGTATGAAAAGTTAGTTTCCATGGCAGTTTTTAAATCACCAATAGTTCCTGCGGTGTCTACTGTTTGTAGATCATAAACTGCTGTGTTTAACAGGCTTTGAACTGTGATGTTTATTATAGCCATGTTTATCCCCTGTGCTGTAGGAATGGGTACATGCTAGGATGCTCTCCCCTAATATCGCTAGGGTGTTTAGGTCCGTTATGACCACCACCTGCTAAGGTTGTCACTGCATCAATATCTGCATACATCTCATCTGGTTCGTTGGCGTAGGTACTAGTATCGTTAAGATCTTTAGCCATTAGCCCTGCAATTTGTTGAAAACGACGTATTTGATCATCAGTTGTGTCTAGATCAATTTCTGCCTCAGGCTCTGCGCTGACTACTGCTATAGATTGAGGTTCTTGTGGTCCTTCAATTTGATCAATAAGATCTAGTACAGATTTTATAATTTCTTGTGCTCTCATAATGAATCCAATTTTACATATTTAGCATCTAGTAAAATAGTAGTCGCCATCTGGTCCGTTACTGCTAAACATGCCCATATTTGTAAAACCCTGCGATTCCATATACTCTACTACAGTTTGTTTAAGAGGTGCGCCTTTATTATATTCAACTTCTTGTAACTCTAAAATCACATGATCGCAGGATTTTAAGATTTCTACAGCACCTTTTAGAACGATGACTTTCATTAAAATATTTTTCGGCTTCTGGATTTATCTCTATATTTTCTTTATAGTAACTGTTACCGCCAGGGTGATAAGTGTTTTGATAAAATTCTAATTCTTTACCTGTGCTATCACTGAGTAAACCTATATGATATAATAAGTTATTTTCTTTATACATGAATTCGCACTCTGGCATAGCTTCAAAAACCACATACTGTGCATTAGGCCATATGCGTTTAGCTTCATTGGTCCAATGCAGTACACAAGCACCAACATCATAGATTACTTTTGGTTGAATAGACAGTTGTTGAAGAAACTCAACATGTTTTTGTGGTATTAATCTTTGACTGCCTAATTCTTTTAATCTTGCTGAATGGTCAATTATTGATTCTGCTACAGGAACTTCTGGAATTAGATTAAAATTAGTTTGTCCTATATGACTGCACAATATACTAGTATCAGCCCAAATACTAAAACCTCTGTCTTTAGCTTTACGACAAAAATCTATGTCTTCACTGATTGTATGATTATGATCTAGTGCCGGATGATACATAAATTGTGGATATCCAATCGATCTAAACACTTCCGACTTGACTAGCACACATCCAAACCCGCAGGCTGCTATTTCCAGTGTCCCTCGATTTTGTATTTTATAGTAGGGTATATGACTTACCCCACCGGTACTATTATGTTCGTAAACTTCTAATATCTGTTC